GAGCACCAGCGACTGGGATTGTTCGGTGGGACGAAGGCCCGAGAAACCATCGCGGAGATGATGAAGACCCACTCCCAGAGCGCCATCGCCCGACAGCTCGGTATCAGTCGTCAGCGCGTTCACTTCATCATCCACCAGAACAGGACTTCTGTACCAGTTGACGGCCTCGTGACCGTCGGCTAGATTACGCAGGCTCCCGGGGGGAAAGGGTTCACCGCCGCAAGGCAGTTGCCCGACAACTCGGGGGAAATGAAAGAGCCCGGTCACCTCGCAGAGCCAGCCCGCAAGGGTCAGCTCCGCAGGGAGGCCGGGTTCTTTTGTTGCCCGCCAGAGCCCACAGGACGGCCCCAGACGGCCGCTCCCCTCATGAGCCGCGTCTAGTACCACCCCGTGGCGTTGGAGTGCTGCAGGGCTCCACAGGCCGAGCCGTAGCGACCATGGACGTAGCCCAGCATCCACCTCACCTGAGTGGTGGGGTTGGTGGCCCAGTCAGCCCCGGCAGAGGCCATCTTGCTGCCGGGTACAGCCTGCGGGATCCCGTAGGCACCGGACCTCGGGTTGAGGTCGAAGGGGTTCCAGTGCGACTCCCGCATAACGATGGCGTCGAGGCACGCGAACTGGGTGCTCCCGATGGTGGCGAGGGCGTATTGTCGAGCGGCGAGGATGGCCGCAGAGTAGTCACCCTTGGGGACGGAGGTCGGTGGTGAGAAGGTGGCTGGTCGCGGTGTCGTTGCTGGGCGTGCTCGCGCTGTGGGCGCGGCGGACTTGGCTGGAGCTGATGAAGCCGCTGGAGGACTTGGTGATGCAGCCGGGGTTCCCCGGATCTCCGCTCTGGTCTCCACGAGACGTGCTTCAGGACGAAGACGGGGTTCTGGCGTGGATGCCTCCACCCGTGTGAACAGGGAGGCGGGGATCCGGCTGGGGGAGGTGGGGGTGTCGCCCGCTGCCGGTGGGGTGCTGATGACCCCGAGAAAGAACAGGACCATCGCGAGGAGAACGACTACCAGCACTGCCTCGCGTAGTCGGACTAGCCGTACTGATTTCTGGTCCGACCCTTGAGCGCGGCGTCTTGCATGTTGTCGGCCTGCGAACCGAGGAACAGGTGGCTTGGCCTCACGCATGACGGCATGTCGCAGGCATGTAGGACGTGACCAGCGGGCCACTCGCCGTGGGACAGGAACCACGCGACTCGGTGGGCCCGTTGGGGTCTGCCTTCGACCGAGATCTCTCCGTATCGGCTTCCCGATGACGGCGCTCCGGTGAAGGCCCCGGTCCAGATCCAGCATCCGTCGGTCTTTGGGACCTTGCTCCAGAACCGTTGTCCGAGCGTCGGCCGAGGACGGGGAGTGTACCTGCGGCGAGCTGCCGCCTTGACCGCCTCCCGGTGAGCCTCGACGTAGGCTTTCGCTTCAGCCCGGTGCTTCTCGGCTCGATCAGGGCGAGATCTGAACTCGCGCATGTAGCAGGCGGAGCATCGACCAGTGCGACCGTGAGGGCATTCCATCCGTACATGCTACCAGCATGAACGGATGTAGTCACCAAGTCTGGCGTGCAAAGTCGATAGCGCAGATGAAGAGCGCCAGCGTGTCTTTCTCCGAGTAGTGGGGACCAGCGGGTCGATACGGGGGGAAGGGGATCCCGTTCCGCTGGGCTCTTTCGTTGAGCCATCGCGTCGTCTCCTCCAAGCGTTCGCCGTGGACGAGAACGCGGAACGCGACCTCGTACTCACGGACGGCCAAGCGCCGGAGTCGACGCATGACCTTGGTGGTGCGGAGGCGCTGGTCATTGTTGCGCCCCCGAGGGTGCTCGTCGCGTGTGATCCACTTCATGAAGTCGGGGTGCCATTCGGGGCCCCCATCGACGGCGATGTCGGACGAGTGGATCCTCGTCGGGACCTCCTGCCGCCAGTCTGCCGAGAACCATTGGGCCCAGTGAGCGGTCTGGGCGAGCACGGTCTCTGAGTAGTACTGCTTCATGGCTTCCTCACCACGAGAGGATGACAGGTCCCGCAATAGAGCGTCCCATCGTCACGAACAACGGGGACGTGGCTCCCGCAGGCGTAGCAGGACCAGTCTGGATCAGCCACGGGCAAAGAAGAAGCACCCTCGGCTGGTAGCCAAGGGTGCCCTGCCGTCTCGACTGGCCTCTTCCGGGCCTTGACCCGCACCGTCAGTTCGGGCCCATCTTTGGGGTGACGTTCTCGGGGATGGTCTCGACCGTGTTCGCGGCAACGGCCTCGTTGCCCAGAGCGGCGGTCGGGGCGGCGGAGTAGGCCATGGTCGACCCGCTCAGGTTCATGAAGGCAGAGCGCGTACCGATCCCGCTCCCGGCGTACTGGCTGCGGAGGCTGATCCCGAGGTTCCCTGCTTCACCGAAGCCAGCTTGCGTGGCCCCGAGGTAGGCGAACGTCCAGCCCTCCAGCTCGCGCTCCTTGATCAGCTCCTTGATCGCCTCCCGCGTGTACTCGCGGGAGCTGTTCTCGAAGCCATCCGTGAGGATCACGACGAGCACCTTCTTGGCCTTGGTCGGGACCTTCTTGATCGCACTGCCGATGGCGTCGAGCAGGGCGGTCATCCCGCCGGGGACGTAGGTCGACGGCGTCAGGCTGGGTGCCTCGTCGAGGTCTGCGTACTCACGTGTCTCGACGATGGTGTCGAACAGCGTCAGGACGAAGGACTGCTTCCCCTTCGCCTTTTTCTGGGCCTCGAGCCACGTGTTGTACCCACCGATGGTGTCGGAGAGCACGTTCTGCATGGATCCGCTCTTGTCGAGGATCACGTTGATGTAGGTCTTCATGCTCCCTTTCGGCGCTTGGCGTCCGGTGCGATGTGGTGAAGCTGGCGGTACTTGGTGGTCGAATGATCGACGCCTGCCCAGCGGAAGTTGCGACGGTGCTTGCGGTTCTTCTTGCCGCCTCGGCGCTGCTGGCCGTGTGGTTGACCCATGATGTCCCCTCGCGGGGACGAGCGAGAGCCGTCGGACGACGGCCGCTATGGTCGCCGTCCCTACATTGTGAGCATCAGGTGGTCCTTTCTTGGCTCGAGAAATGGTGCCAAGGGCGGGGGTCGAACCCGCAGCCTGCCGGTTAGAAGCCGGTTGCTCGTCCATTGAGCTTCCTTGGCGGTGGTGCCGAGGGCGAGACTCGAACTCGCATGACGGGAGGTTTGAGGACCCGATGTCTGCCAGTTGCATCACCTCGGCGATGGTCATCCCTCCGGGGGAAAGCAGGCGGATCCTCGAGTTCGCATCTGCAGCCAACCCCGTTGCAACGAGGCGAGATCTGTTGCGTGTTCGTTCCTGCTCTCCCTCGGAGGGATGATCGTAGTGCGCGATCTCTACCCCGTACTCGCGCTTGGTGCCCCTTGTTCCGGCTCTACACACGGGCAACGTACGCTGACCTGTGCGCTAGGCACCGTCCCCGGATCATTGGCCTCGAACGGCCTCGACGTCACTGTTGGCGCGGCTGGAGGGACTCGAACCCTCGTCGGGCGGTTTTGGAGACCGCCATCCTGTCCCGTTAGAAGACGTCCACGCGAGTCTCGAATGCTAATGGCGTTTCTCGCCACCTGTCAAGAGGCTGCTGGCACCAGATCCCCGAAGGCGTTCTCGGGGTCGTGCTCTCCCACCCGCTCGACGCGGCCGTCGTTCTCGACCCGGTAGGCATACATGGGGATGTTCTGGTCGAGGGCCTTGTCCTGCAGGTGGGTGGTGCCGCTGTAGCCATAGAGGGCGTCCTCTGTCGTGAAGAACAGGAGGACGAGGTCAGCCTTGGCGACCATGTCGATGTCGCGGATGTAGACGGATGCCCTGCCGGGGTTGAGGATCGTGGGCTCGGGGGCGTGCCACTCGACCGGGATGTTGAGGGCATCGCACAGGGCGTCGACGTCCTTCTCGAAGGCCCCCGGCAACCTGCCCTCCGTGTAGGGGCAGCGGAGCATGACGACCGCATCATCCGGCAGGGCCCCGAGGAACCTGATCAACATGAACGGGGCCTTGCCCTCGGGCAGCTTGCGGCTGCCTGCAATCACGACCTTCATCGTTCTCCGGTCTCCTCCCACTTCTTGAGGTGAGCCTTGAGGGAACGTATGGCGGGCCCGACCTCCAATATCAGGCTCGCCACGTCAGGATCCGTGATCTCCCACCTGCTGTCGCCCCACGTGACGATCATCGGTGTGATGGGCGCGGTCCTCGGGTGCTGGATCCCCGACTTCGTCCAGAGGTCGTCTGGGAGATCGGGGTTGGAGAACTTGTCGAAGCTGACCTTCATGGTGATGAAGCGGCTCACCGGACGGGCATCCGGTTGAACTTGGGCTTCACCCGGGGGTGGCGGATGTCGTGGAGGATCGCTCCCTCGCTCGTCACGATGTCCTTCCACTCCCGAGCGTTCGCCGCGTCCTTGAGGTACATGGCGAACATCTCGAACTGTTCACGCTGGATGCGGACCCCAGCCGGGAAGGTGACGAAGTAGCGGAGCATGGGTCAGAAGGGCATGCCATCCGCGTCGGAGAACCCGGTGACGTCCTCGACCACGCTGGCCTTCTGGGGCTTCTGGTTGCACTCGCGGTTGGGGCACGTCCAGAAGGCGTTGTACCGCTTCGGGCTGCCGTCCTGATTGACCTTGGTCTTGCTGAACCCGGCAGGAACGAGGTTCCACTCCTCGCCATGCACGGGGCAGACGCCGCCCGGGTAGACCGGGTCTGCCTGAGGGACGAAGGGACGCTGCGGCTGCGCTGCCGCCTGCCCGCCACCGTTGACGCGCACCTCGACTCCGTCGGGAACGCTGATCTGGATCGTGATGACCTTCACGTGATGGTGACCTCCACTCTTGGGTTGACCTTGACAATCTCTTTGGACATGGCTCGTGGCAGGGCCCACTTGTCGTCGATGCCCAGTGCCGGGAAGATGCTGTCCTCGACCACCTTGATGATGTTGGTGCAGTCGACGTCGTGGGTCAGGAAGAAGTTGTAGAAGCAGATGACCTGACCGCCGTCCCACTTCCAGCCATGCTTGGGGGCTGCCTGCGTGAGTAGCGCCGCCCCCTGCATGTACGCCTCGGCCTCGGGTGTCTTCACGATCTTCGGGAACGCGATCCCTCCCCGGCGGAAGCCACGCCCGATCTTGTTGGCGTGGTTCCCGCTCGGTGGCTGGCCGGGGATGACGACGGTCCAGCTCATGCGAAGGGCATGTGCGTGACGATCTGATAGAGCAGCACGGTCATCAGGGCCAGCGTGATCAGGGCGATGACCAGCCCCACCAGCATCAGGAGATTGAACGCGGCGTCCATCGACTCTTCACCGTGTAGTGGGCGGCTCGAGCTGGGGGCCACCGGTCTTTCGCTGACTTGTCGTCTTGGCGGGTGCGAGCGAGCGCAGGCGCGTCACGTCGAAGCCGTGGTAGTCGGGGACCTTGCCCTCGTTCTTCTCGGTCATCGGTGGCTGGACTGACGCCACGGCGCAGCCACTGAACCACTGGGTGAACCCGATGATCTTGCCCTTGAACCCGGTGATCGGATCCTCGACCTCTTCACCCAGCTCGAGTCCCTTGGTGTCGATGTTCACTTCGTCTCTTCCTCCAACAGGCAGACCGCGATGAGGGCGTAGGGCGGCTCGCGCAGGTACTCGATAGCGCGGGCCAGTCGCTCGGGGTCGTCCCCGAACTTGCCCAGCCCGACATTGCAACTGAAGCACAACAGCCCTCTGGGCTTGGTAGCGAGACGCCAGCCCACCCTGACCTCCTTCGGGTCGTGGTCGATGTGGATCCGAACACGCTCTTCCTCGAACGGCACGCGGCAGATAGCGCACCGACCGTCTTGGGCCTCCAGCAACTGCTTGAAGCCAGCGTCTGTCAATCCGTACCGTGCGTAACTGTCTCTCTTGTGCCACCAACGACGATGAGTAGCCCGCAGTACCTCTCGACCCTCCGGGGTCGCACGGAGACGCGCCTTCGCGTCACGCGAGATTTGCCTGCGCCGCTCCGGGTATCTAGCGCCGTACGCTCTCGCGTAGGCATTCTGGCAATCTCGGCAGTAGGTACGAAGCAGGCCGTGCTCGCACAGGGGCTTAGCCCTTGGCTCCCCCTTGGCGCTCAAGCTCCTCTTCCTCTAGCAAGCATACGCTTATTATCGCATAGTTGGCGAGGTCCATCAGGGTGTCCTTGATCGACTCGCCCACCTGATCGTTGGCTGGGTTGCGGCGCAGGTTCTGGACGCGCCGGTACTTGTCACCCATGCGGATGAAGCAGCCCTGCAGGGGCGTCGAGCCCCACGCGATGGCCTCACGGAAGTTGGTCCACGTGTCGGGGTTCTCAGATCCGGCGTAGCCCGCCGCCTTCCCAACATGAACGGCCTTGACCTCCTCGAGAAGCTCGAGGAAGCGAGCGTTCCCGCTCACAGCTTCTGGAGTGGCACGTAGCCACAGAACAGGACTGGAGAGCCCTCCCGCTGCTGAAGGTGCTCCATGTAGGTGCGGATGTACTTGGCGGGGATCCACTGGCCGTGGTGAGTGGTGTTGGCATCCAAGGGATCCCAGACCCGCATGCCACTGGTCGAGGAGAAGTGCGAGATCCACATCGCGTGGCCGAAGTTGGAGGGGTCCTTCTGGTAGCGGTAGGCACGGGGGATGTCCCCGTACCACCCCTGCACGATGAGGCCCTTCTTCGCCGTCAACCACTTCAGGACGTCGTCCCAGTGCCACATGGGACGGACCACGTGGAGCCCAGCCACGGCCATCGCCGCGTCGTCGGCCTGCGCGAGGGTGATGCCGTCGACATCGTGCGGATGGACGGCGGCGCGGAAGACCCTGCCGTCACGCACGATCCTTCCGTTCGTGGCGTAGGCGATCATCACCCCGAGAGCGGAGTCGGTGCAGGTGACCCACGACCCCCCAGCTCCCGGCGTGAAGTCGTCGCCCTCAAAATCCTGATGGGGTAGCTTGCGACCCAACAGGAACACGTTCGTCATCTGGTCTCCTCGCTGAATGTTCCCAACATTGTAAGACGCTCCAGATGGTCGCGGATCGTCTCTCGGTGTACCGCCTCCCAGTTCGACCCCGCTTCCGTCCCAGTGTGATGACCGGGGCAGAGGGTGATCAGATGAGCGGGGATGGGCGAGGTCTTCATCCCCATCGATAGCTCGCCGCGTGGCTTGGTGTGCGACATCTGCAGCAACACAGGACCGGGGTCACGCAGGAAGTGACTTCGCAGCATGATGCTGCCGAAGGCGTCACGGCAGGGACCAGCATCAGGGTCGAGGAGCGGAGCCTGACACTGGTACGAGTCGCGAGCCAGAACGAAAGCTCTGGTCGAGGAGCTGATCTTCTCCTTCGTTTCAACCTACCTCCTCTCGGGCCTTGTGGATGTATACAACACCCGTTTCTTTAGAAACGGGGTGTGTGTATACATTCCCAAGTGGGCCAGTTGTGTACTGAAACATCTCACTTGTCTACATGTACACATCAGTCGAAGAGACCGGGTGTCGCTCTCGGAATGGAGGGCAACTTCACGGGCCGGGTGGCCCTGCGAAAGACCCCTCGACGCTCGGTCTTCAGGAAGACGCCGCTGTCCACGGCGCGGTAGAACGTGGTCCTGATGGTGGAGAGCTTGTGGTCCAGAGCTTCGAGCTGGGGGAACAGGCGCGAGATCTCGATCTCGGAGACGTCGTCCGTCAACTCGATCATCAGCTTGAGAAGGGTGCGATCCTCGACTGGCTCCGTCACCGGTGCTTCGACCTCGGTCTTGCGGAACTTGATCGAGTCGTAGGTCCAGTCGAGGGCGATGCCGATGGGTGGCAGCAGGGCGGTGTCGTTGCTCTTGGCGTGGTACAGGCTGATGCGGAGCCCCTCTGCTGATGCCTCCTTGCGGACCTCCCAGCTCACGCGAGCCGCGTTGGTCTTGTAGGCGGAGCCGTAGGGGGTGGCCGCGCCGCCCTTCGCCTTGGCATCGGTCTTGTTGACGTGGTCGACCAGCAGGCTGGTCACCCCGATGATGCGGAGACCCTCGTGCATGCGGAGGATCGACTCGTTGGCGTCACCGTATTCGCCCTGAGCCCCCATGGCATACGCCGAGCTGTCGACGATAACCAACACGATCCCCTTGTCGGCGACCAGTGCAGAGAGTTCCTCGGCGTCGTTCGCCAGTGGGCGGACGCAGCGACGGTAGTAGACGGACTTGGGGACCGGCTTGAAGTCGTGTCCGTTGGCGATGTTCTGGATCCGGTCGTTGATGACGTCCTTGGTGGTCTCCCAGTCGAGGTACAGGATTGGGCCGGTCTGGGCTGGTGGCATGCCCGGGATGATCTCGAGCCCGTAGGCGACCGACAGGCCGCACGTCAGGGCGATCAGGCTCTTGCCCACGCCACCCGGCCCGAAGAGGAGGGCTGGGCGGCCTTTCATGATCAGGGGCTCGAGACACCAGCGGTCGTGTTGCGGGGTGGGCGCATCCAATCCAACCTCGTTTATATCCTCTCCGTGTTCCTCCGAGATGATCACGTGCTGGCACAACCATTCGAGGCCGTCGAACCAGTCCATGTTGGGGAACATCGGCGTGCGCTTCTCCAGCGCGTTGGCGAGCGAGGTGCGGGTGCTGGTGGACAGGACGTTGAAGTTGGCGGCGTGCAGGACTCCATTGACGGTCTTCACGCCAGCGAGGTTGGTGCTGACCTTCAGGATCCCCGACAGGCTGTCCCTCGACCTCTTCACGTGGGAGAGGCGAAACTCGGTCTGAATGTCGTCCGCCCAGCAGCGGTAGGTCATCCCGAGCTTCTCGAAGTTCCAGCGGGGTTTCTCGTCAGCCATGGGGGGCCATGGTTCGCAGCTCCCACGTCCCTCGGCCCTTGTCGTCGTTGTTGAGGATGCAGCCGGGGACGCGGCAGATGACGCGCTTGTCGTCCTTCATGACGGTGAGGGAAGGGTTGCGGTCGCGACCGTGAACGGGGCAGTGGCTGTTCCGGCCGGGGAGCGGGTCGACCACCCCCCAGAGAGTGCTGAGAAGTTCGCAGGCTGACGCATCGTCATCCTCCCTGTGAGGTTTCGGCTTCCCCCACGCGGGTGGAATGACCGTGACGGCTGGGTTCCAGCGATCAGCCCACTTCAGGATCAGCTCCGAGGGAGCGTGCTCGATGTCGAGCATGATCTGGGCGAGGCTGGGGCCCATGGGGTGCTTGGTGCGGGGGTCGTGCATGACTCCGCGCACGCCTGTCTTGGGGTGGGGCATCATCGGCATGCGGAGGGCGTGGCCCAGACCCTCACCAACCACAGCACCGGCGTCGTGAAGGTGCTCCTCGGCATCGACATGGTCTGAGCCGGGGCGGATCTCGATGTGTGGGTCGTCGGTGGGCAGCAGGGCCGCGCCCAGAAGGGCACGGGCTGCCTTGCGGACGGTGGAGGCTTTCAACGTCGAGCTGATGACGCACCAGAGGTGCGCGCCCCGGCGAGATGTCTCCACGTAGGCTGGCAAACCCACCCCCCACATCGTCTTACCCAACACGAACGCTTGCTCGAGGCCGTTGTCGGTGTCGAAGTCGATGGCGAGGCAGTGGGCGAGGGACCCCAGACCGATCATGTAGGCGCTGATGCTGGGTCCGGTCCCCGTGAGGGCAGATGCGACGATGCCGGGTGTCAGGGGCTCCCTGACGGGCCTCCAGCCTCCTTCGGTGGGCGATCCCACCCAGCGGCTGTAGACGTCGGTGCGGTTGGCGAAGGTGTTGAGGTAGACGGAGACGACCTGACGCTGGTCGTATGGCATGGCTCCTCCGACACTGAAAGGAGGGTGGCGGGACGGGTGGAACGGTGTCGGTCGCCCAACGCCGTCCCGCCATGATGGAGGCCAACGTCCGATGCGGATCTTGTCCCGACCCCACGGGGTTGACCTCCGGGGACAGTCTAGACCAGCGTGAACCCGTCGTCCGAGCCGTCGGCCGTGACCTCCGCCTCTGCACTGGCCTCGTCCAGCTCGGCCGTGTCATCGGTCGCCACGTTGCTGCCCGTGTCTTCCGTCTCGATGTCGGCAGCGAAGCCGCTCGCGAGGATCGCGATCAGCTTGCCGCCATCCTCGGATGAGAGACCCAGAAGGAAGGCGCGGACGTCGGTCGGACCCGCAGGGGCCTTGCCCAGCACCTTCTTGATCACCGGGATGATCGTCGTGGCGTCGAGGCCAGCATCCTTGGTCAGGCGGGACATCTCCTTGACCTGAGCGTCGGTGACGGTCTCGCTCTTGCCGCCACGCTGGGCTCCCGCGACGTTGCCGCGAACCACGCGGGTGCCAGTGGCCGCACCGGCCGCCGCAGACGCCTTGTCGACCTTCTCGTCGGCCTCCGGGTCATCCCCGGTGGAGACGAGGAAGGTCTTCATGATGAAGTACTTCTCCGCCCCGGTCATGGCCTTGTAGATGCCCTTGTCCCCGGTGTCGGCACCGTGTCCCGGGAAGATGACGGGGCCCAGCACCTCGCCGGTGTCGCCGTCCATCCACGTGAACTCGACCTCGACCTCGGTCAACCACATCATGCTGTTGGACGAGGTCCGGTACAGCTCGTGCATCGAGTGATTGAGGACCGTCTGCTTGAGGAAGACGTGCTGCTCCGAGAGCAGGGCCGAGAGCTTCTCGGCGACGTCCGACTCGCGGACGAACTTGTACTTCTGGTTGGTGTTGAAGCCCGCCTTCGGGACCCCGGCCATCTTGCCGGTGATGTAGGCGAGCTTGGCCGGAAGGTTGGCGGGGATGTACTTCGGCTCCTCAGGAGTCTCCGCCGCCGCCTCCTTCGGCTCCTCGGCGGGCGTTGCGGTCTTAGCTGCTGGCACTGGTGACCTCCTTGTCGTTGATGATGGCGATGACGGCGTCGACGGGGACGTACTTCGGTGGCGTCGGCCAGTCCTGTCCCGCTGACTGGTAGCGACGGCCCAGCTTCTCGGCCAGACTCTGCACGGCCTCCGTGGCTCGCAGGCGCTCTTCGCCCACGGCCTCGTCGCACGCTTCGTTGAGGCGATCTTCGTACTTGCGGATGACCTCGTGGGGGTAGGTGGTGGGCTTCGAGATCCGGCCCCCGCTGATCTCGTCGTACATGCAGGCCACGACGTGGACGAGCCAGCCCATGTCGCTCCGCTCGCGGGCGATCAGGTCTCGGAACCGGCGGCTCCCCGGTTCGTCGGAACGGAGCGCCTGATCCATCTCGCGCTCGCGGCTCATTCGGTGGCCTCCTTGAAGCGCGTGTGTGGACATTCGTGTCCGTATCGGGTTCCGAACTGACAGTTCATGCACAGGATCCTGTAGCCGTCTTTCGGCCATCCCGCCGCCCGCAGCTCGGCCATCATCTTGTTCTGGCCCATTCGGAGTCGATGTTGCGTACCGCCTCCGTTGGCGTGGTCGAGCGAGAGGAAGGCGATCTCGGTCTCCCCGCAGCAGGCACACTTGCCTCCATAGGAGTCGACCATCTCGACTTTCCGTTTGAGGTTGTAGAGGCGGAACGCATCAGGGTGCTTGGCCTTGAACCGCCGTTGAGTGGCCTTGGCCTGCTCTGGGTGGCTCGCAACGTACTCACGAGCCCGACGGTTGACGTGGTCTCTGTTGTTCTTCCTCCAGAGAGTGTTCTGCTCATTCCAGAGAGCGACTTTCTCGGGATGGGCCGCTCGCCAACGATGTTGGTATTCGAGATGGCGGCGGTGCTTCTCCTCGGCCCACTCTTCTGGGTGTTGCTTCCGCCAGAGGCGTTCCTTGGCTGAAGGCTGTTTCGACATGCTGTCCTCATGCTATTTGTCTAGGGCAGCATTATATCGCAAGAGAGGTCCGCAGATGTCCCTGTAGGGGCAGTAGCGGCAAACGTAGGTTCCCAGTCCAGTGGGCTCGTAGTCGGCCCTCTGGACGCCTTCTGCGACGTCCTGCAGCTCGCTGGCCCATCGGGCGATGTCGTCGTCGTCGGGGACCGACACCACCTCGGGCCAGTAGTACGGATGCTGGGTGCGGACGATGTAGTCGAGCTGGATCGCGTCGATCTCGTAGCCGAGGTCTCGAGCCCCGAGGAAGTAGCCGGTCATGGCGAACTGGTACTTTCCGATGCGGGGGCGCTTCCCGGTGGTCTTGAGGTCTCGCAGGATGTTGATGAAGTCAGGCCAGATCTTCCCGTCTTCATCGGAGAACCCGGGAACGTCCTGTCGGTCGACGGCGTCGATCACGCCCGAGAACGGGATCCCGTTGACCTCGATCTGGAAGGGCGCTTCGATCAGCACCGGGTCACGGTAGGTTGGCAGGATGTCGCGCAGGAACACGTCGACCGTCTCGACCACGTGGTGGTCGCCTGTTGACACGAACTCCACGTAGTTGAGCGAGGCCGGAGGGCCCTGCTTGAGGCGGCGCAGGATCTTCTCGGCCCTGTCGTGTACCTCGAGCCCCACGTTCTGCGGGTCCGAGATGATCCCCGGGTCTGCCATGACGTACTCGAAGTACCACTGGAGGTGGCACGTCTGGTAGGCGTTGACTGACGAAGCCGAGAAGACCACCGGGCGAGTCACGGGCCGATCTTCCGCTTGCGGACTGCCACCTTGTCTGGCACGAACTCGTTGCAGTCGAGGCAGACGCTGCCCTTGAGGGTTCCGATGATCCCGGGGGTGATCCCCCGGAGGGTGACCCCCCGTCGAGCCCCACGGTGAGGGCAGTCGCTGGCCGCCCTCATCGTGTAGGTCTGGCCGTCGTCATCTCGGAGTTCGATGGCACTCACCACTCGGCCACCATCCACGGGCCGATGGTGACCAGCCCGTGGATGTAGCGGTCACGCGCTGCCGCGAGCACCCTCGACCAGCGGTAGATCTGGAGCCAGCCGATGTGGATGGTGAGGTCGTCGTCGACGAACCTCTGGACGTGGAGGGTCATGTCAGAGGCGGCTGGGCGAAGAAGGCGGCGGGGAAGACGGCCGGGATCTCGGCCTTGGTGATGCTGATCCCAGAGTCGGCCGCCATGTTGAGGATGTCGGCGAGGATGCCGTCCATCAGGAGATTGGGGTCCTCGGTCTTCGCCTTGCCGGTGAACTTCAGCACCGCGACGAGGACGACTCCCATGAGGAAGCCGTGGACGGGGTCCTTGTGGTCGATGTCCTCGGGACCGTAGCGAACGATGGTGCGACTCATCGGTTGACCTCCTGCTCTGGGTAGATGCCTTGCTCTGCCAACCACTTCCAGCGGCGAACGCCGAGGAGGTGCGCGAAGTGACCACCCCGCAGGGCACGAGGGTGGCTCTTGGCGAAGTCGACCGCGAGGGTGACGGCTTCGTACGAGGGATACCGCATGGCGGTGTCGATGTGGTGGCGGAGGAGCAGGAGCAGCTCGCGCTGCGCCTGCCCCTCTGCCGGTAGAGGGGGCATGGATCAGTTCTCCAGAATGCCGACGCGGGCGTCGGGGATCTGGCGGAACTTGTGGCGACCCTTGTGGAGGCCGCTCGGGCCCACCTCGCTGACGCAGATCATGTCTCCGTCAGGGGGCGGGGCGATGACGCCGCAGAGCTTCACGGGCGCGGTCGGCTCCTCGTCGGTCGGCTCCTCCGGGGCGGGCGTCTCCTCGTCCGTGAACGCCTCGGGGAACTTGGCCCGCGCCAGCTCGTGGTTGGCGATGGCGAGCGTCATGACCGCGATGCCCGAGAGCAGCTCGTGGTCGCGCTCGTCCATCGGGGACGTGATCTCGATCTTGAGGCTGATGCCCACTAGAACTCGACCTCCTTCTCTGCGGCCTTCTTGCCGCGCTTCTTCTTGCCGTCGCCGAGGAGCTTCGCCGAGTCGACCCACTAGGTCTTCGCGGACACGCGCTCCTCGCGCTCGTAGCCGTGCTCATCGCTCTTCCAGAGCGTTGCGCCCTCTTCCTTGGCGACCTCCTCGGCATAGCCGAGAGACAGGTCGCGGTAGCCGCTCACGCCGTTGAACACCGCGAGGACGCTGGCCCCGGTCTTGGCGTTCTCGTAGACGCGCAGGGTGCCCGACAGCGCCTTGGGGCTGTCGTACGCCAGCGCGGGCGTCAAGGCGATCTTCGAGTCGTCGGGGATGCTGATCTTGAACGTCTTCTCGCCGAAGACGAGGAGCTTCCTCATTCGATCTCTCCGTACATGGTCAGGAGGTCCAGAACCTCGCTCTCGAGATCCGAGAACTCGGTCTCGGACATGATCGTCAGGACTGCGTCGTCGTGGCCTCCCACTTCCTGCAGCAGATCGGCTGCCTGATTGAGCTTCTTGGCCCGGATGGCCCGGGTGCGGATCTCGCTGAACCTCGGCCAGCTACTCAGGTCGCCCTGAGGCCACGGGCGGTGGTCCGACGGGTCGACCGGCTCACCGGAGTTCGATGTCCCAGCGCCCAGAGCGATGGCTTCCTGCTGGAGCTTGCGGGCGTTCTCGATGGCCCTCGCCACGTTGGCTGCATGCTCGTGTGCGATGTCGTGGGCCTGCCCCTGCTGATCGGGGCCCACGTTGGTGACCGGGTCGAACACCTCGCCGCTCTGGGTGACGAACAGGGCGTGGTTGTCGCCCTTGGCCGTGTGTGCGCCCTCCGGGCTCTCGTCGAGCGCCACGGATGCCTCGGCCTCCTGCGCCGCCATGAGGGAGCGCAGGCTTCGACCGACTCCTCGCTGCGCCTTCGCAGGATCGAGTAGGCGTGCCTGCGGGTGACACCTTCGTCCCGCATGATCTTCGCCACCTCGTCGTTGTTGCGATGGCGGGATGGTGTTGTCCTTCTTCCAGTCGACGGTGAGTGTTGAGGTCATGATCTCCACTTCCTGATGCTGATACCGGAGACAGACGTTGATCGAACGGCACACTCCTTCCTCGTCGAGGGCGTCGGCTCGGCGGGGCTCGCCGCATCGCTTGCAGGCGACCTTGCCCCGGGTGTAGTGGATGACGCTGTCCTTCGCGAGGTCGTCGTTGACCACGACCATGTCGCGGTCCCCGATCCGGCGGAGGAGCTTGGTCCCGGGCAGGACGTAGCGCCCCGGGCTCGTTCCGGGGCCGCCCTTCTGCATGTTGATGGGGACGTCGCGGATGCCCACCTACCGCCTCGCCCAGTCGTAGGCTTCCTTGCGGAAGGGCACGTCGTTGGCGAGGCCGGTCGTGCCCATCAGCACCACCGTCTTGTCGAAGCGGTGGTAGCGGGCGGGCACGCGGATGTGGAGCCGCTTCCCCACGGCGCGGGCGGCCATGTTGCCCCGGTAGACCTTGCGCCAGATCGGCTCGGGGATGTCCGGGTTGAGGGAGTAGTCGAGGGCGCGGGCACAGATCAGCAGGAACCGCTTCATGTCGGCCCAGTGGGCGTACCCGACGTCGATGGGTCCGTCGAGGATGTGGACGATGTCGAGGCCGTTCATGGTGCGCGACCATGTGCCCCGGTCGTGCTCGTACGACGTGAGGGGGCAGTAGTGGCCGGTGGGCGTGATGCCGTGACATGGGGTGAGGCCCAGTTCGCGGATCAGCCCACCGTAGGTTCGGGTCATCGGAGTCGGCGGCGCTTCTGCCACTGGCGTTCGCGCTCGGCCCGCTCGTGGCGGTCCATGACGGAGCCGATGGCGTAGAGGAGGATCCCGCCGAGGAACAGGGCGAACAGCATCAGGCCACCAGCCCCAGCACTTCGTGCCAGCGCATGGACCGGGATGCCGCCGCGTGGGTGCGCTCGGGCACGACCGCCGAGATGGTGAACCGGTCGACCTCGCCGGTCAGGACCATCTCGGAGAGCTTGGTCTGCATCCCGATGAGGGAGTCGGCCCAGTCCTCTGGGGACTTGACCTGATACGGGCAGCGAACGAAGCGCCAGTGCTTGACGCCTGTCGCCGTGGTGAAGGTGACGCGGAAGATGCGTCGGGGAACGACGCGGACCTCGGGCTCCATAGTTGACCTCCTATGTTGGGTATCTTAGACGTCCATGTTGGGAATGTCTACCCTCGGATGATCAGGTCGGGGGCCAGAGCGGTTCGCGGAGCCCTGCTGCCGGGGCGGGTGCGCTGCAGCCAGCCCGTGCCGCTGAACCTCAGGCCGAACTGGACCTTGAGGAAGTCGCGGGCGACTGCCGACATGTCGGTGATCGGGCCCGCCTTCTCGACCGCGTCGATCCGCTCGGGCGTCTTGCGGTACTGGAAGTAGCTGTGGGTCTCGACGAGGCGTGCGCGCTCCCCCTCGACCCACTCGGCGAAGGAGTCGGTGCAGCGGTGGTACAGGGCTCCCCACTGCGGGACGTCGGGGCGGTCCTTGTCCTCGGCGTAGTCGCCGACCATCACGACGCGGTCGCCGTACCAGCGGCCCACCCACGGATGCGCGTTCGGATCGCCGCCGCCACGCGGCTCGGGGCAGGTGATCGCGCCCCAGAGCGCGGTCATGATGCCCAGCTCGGAGCTTGCCTGCTCGCCCCACTTGAGGCCGTCGCCCAGCTTGTGGGGGTGGATGTATTCGCCCTTGTCGAGGTTCACGATGAGGTGGTACTGGCCCATGTTCAGGCTCCTTTCCAGAAGCGAATGCAGCGAGGGTTGACGCAGATCAGCCAGCCGCTCGGGTGGGTCCAGAGCGGCCTGCTGCACCACTTGCACTTCACGGCTTCGGCCCCTGCACGAGGACGGTGATCAGCCACAGGTAGCCGATCAGGGCGAGTGCCACGCCCGTGATGATGTACTTCTCGATCTCTCGGGCGGTCATAGCCCACCGGCCAGTCGGTCGGCGAGAGATCCGGGCTCGGCGTGGACCGGGATGCCATCTGTGACGGAGACCTGAGTCTCGACATGCGCCGAGATCGTGATCTCGGCACCGATGCCGTGGACCGCGTGGATCAGGACGCCCTCGGCATCGACCGCGAGGCTGGACTCTTCGTCGGTGGGCCTGCGCCACTCGTCGGCCGCCGCGTCCCAGACGGACTCGTCGGAGTCGACGGGCATCTCGCCCAGATCGCCCACCCGGAAGCTCTTGGTCTCGGTGTCGAAGACAACGAGGAAGTGAAGCTCGCTCATGATCGGTTGACCTCCTGTTCGCCCACGATGCGGGGCGGCTTGGCGTTGACGATGTACTTCGGGTCGCGGCGCTGGGCCTCCTCACGCGCCTCCTGCGCGCTCCGGGCGGGCACTGTGACGGTGGTGGTCAGGCCGTGGCCCTTCCAGTAGGTGACGCGGTAGACCTTCACCAGCCGAAGACCTCGACCCCGGCCAAGGCGAACGCCTTGACCCACCCGGGCCTGTCGCCGATGCGCTGGGCAAGCTGGGGCATCTTCTCGGCGATGTAGCTCCATGCGATGGAGTCTTCGCTGAGCGTGATCCACTCGCCATGGCCGCGCTCCCAGCCGGTCTCGGCGAGGATGTAGCGTGTCCAGTTGACCGTGATGTCCCACGTCTCCATCACGGGCTCGTCGATGACGTGGAGGCGGTAGACGGTACTCGCGTGGATGGCCTCGTGGGTGATCACCGCGCCGCCTGCCTCTGCTGCGCGTACTCCGCGCTGCCCTTCGTCCCCGGCACCACGTCGGTGATGGCCGGGATGGTGCTAGGGCGTCGAGGTGCGACGTAGGTACCCTGCGGCTGCTTCGCATAGGGCTGGGTCGTTATTGAGCCATCCCAGCGCGTAGTTACAGCGGTCGCAGAGGATCCCGCGCACTCGGCCTGTTTGGTGGTTGTGGTCGATGAACAGGTTTTGGTTGGGGCGGTGCCTTGGGGCGAGGCACCCGCATATCCCACAGCCGCCACCCTGAGCACGGAGGAGCGTGTCGTATTGCTCGGGGGTGATCCCCTTCCGGCGGAGGGTCCGCGCTCGTTCGTGTTCTTGCTTCTTCTGAGGGTCTCGCTGACGTGCGTTGGCTTGCTCGTAGGCACGTTTGCACGGCCAGCAATAGGAGTACCGACCCGCCTTGCCTCTTGGATCGGGTGGGAAGCTGTCCAGTGGTTTGATCTCCCCGCAACGGGGGCACCACTTGCCGTCATCCTTGTTCTCGATGAGGGGCGACGAACTCGTCTGAGCCTTTGGTTCCGGGGGTGACATCATAGCGAGATGGTACCACAGAACCCCAGTAGTCCTTGACGCGCTTCGGACCCAGCGTGCAGAAGCCGTCCTCGATCAGGCGGGCGGCGGTGCGGCCGACGTGGCCCTCCATGTGCCACGCCTGACCGGTGTCGATCATGTACTGGTAGACCTCGATGGTCTCCTCGAAGGTGGCGTCCTCGCGGTAGAGGGCGCTCATGTCAGGGCCTACGCGCTCAGTCATCCGATCTTCCCTTCACGCTTGCACTTGAAGCAGCCTGCGGCTCCGCAGCCGCAGGAGCACTGGAAGTTGGCCTTGGCCCCGCACGAGGAGCACTTCTGGCCCGGGGCGGGGATCGTCTTGGGGTTCCGCATCAGTCCACGACCTCCCAGATCACGTGGCCGTCCTCGTCGGGCCCCACGTCCTGTAGCTCGGCACCGCAGTCGAGGCAGCGCGTCACGTCGTGGTGAACGGCGGCTCCGAATGCGACCCCGTCTGCCTCGTCCTCGGTCTCGGTGTTCTCGTGCGAACACATCTGCCTGAGGCCGTCCTCGTCGCACTCCTCCATGCCGTCGTGGACCGTGCCGCAGTCCTCGCACGTCACGTCGTCCTCGCTCGGAGCCGGGTTGCCCTTTGACTCGGGATCCGCGATGTAGGCACCCACGACGATCTGGAACTGGCCGCTCTCGCGGATGGCCCAGCCGTAGTCGTTCTGGGGGCGCTGGGGGGTGGTCACGAATGTCTGGAACTCCCCGATGGTGAGCGCGGGCTCGTCTGGGGCACCGAAGCCGGAGGTGTCCACCATGAAGGTGGCCTCCTCGTCCTCGCGCCACGGCCAGCCCACCCGGGGGGTGGTGTAGAAGTCGGACCAGAGGGCTCGCCGCCATCCTTCGGGGGTGTAGTCCCCGAGGAAGGGGATGTGGGTGGCGTCACGCTTGCCCCAGATCGAGAGAGGGACGCGTCCCTCTTCGGCCGCTCGGTAGGCTGCGACGTCGGAGACGTCCTTGATCAACTGCGCGGACATCATGGCTGGGGCTCCTTGTTTGGGCACGTGTCGAGGTGGGAGGGTGGCCGGGGCTGCCCGTGGTTGCGGAGGCACTGGCGGCACTTCGGGCAGATGTCGTGGAGCCTCGTGTTGAGGTTCCGGGCTGCCCGCATCTCGCTCGCCATCACGGCGAGGTTCTCTTCCTGAGTCGTCATCGTTGGGTCCTCAGGATGCTGGTGACGTCGGTGAGGATGCGGATCGACTCGCGGTTGATGTTGAGGCTCTCCGTGGCGAGGCCGCGCTCGAATTCGCGCCGCCAGCCGATGTGATCGTTGACGTTGGCGAGGTTGGCCTTGGCTCGGTCGCGACCGAAGCGGGCCGCCCTGTACTCAGACAGGACGTGGAGGAGGAGCCGCTCCTCCGTCGGATTGAGCACGAAACGCTTCATGTTGACCTCCTCAGAAGCACGTATCGAGATAGACGATCAGCCCCCGAAGGATGGCCGGGTCGTCGTTGGCGTTGGCTAGAGCCAAGTTGCAGGAGTGGCAGAGGATGCCCCGGATGCGGCCTGTAGCGTGGTCGTGGTCTATGGCCAGCCGGGACGGCTTGCCGTTCCTGACCTGACCCTCCGTGGCTCCGCAGGCGGCGCACCTAGCCTCGACCATGAGCGCGTCGTACGTCTCGCCGTCGATGCCCAACTTCCTGATGGTCATCGTGCGATGGCGCTTCCGGTTCCATTGGTCTCGATGCGTTCGCCGCCACTCCACGCTCTTCTCGACCCAGCAGGATCGGCAGCAATGACCGGCGGCAATGCCAGATGTGGTGGTGGGGTCGTAGAACGCGGCTTGGTCATTGGTGCCGCAGAACCGGCAGGTGCGCTTCATGACACCCATTGTACAGCGGGATGTGCTTCTAGAAACAAGTATCGCACGTGCAGTGGTTGTGGCCGCCAGACTGGCAGCGTGGGCTGGCGTTGTGGGGAGGGCCGAAGCCGCCGTTGGCCTTGACGCGGTCGCACTCGCTGCAGACGCGGGTCCAGCCCGCCTGCCTGAGATCGGACCACGTGACCTCTTCGGTCTCGACCTCGTGGAGCCGGTAGTCGGTCTGATTGGGCTGTCCACCTATGCGGAGGACGGCTGGCAGCGCCACGACGCGGTAGACCGTGCGCGGGTTGGCCTGATCCTCGTATGCGACGAGGTCGCCGACGTCCGCGATCACTTGGCCGCCTCCGTGAAGTCTTTGCCGGTCAGGTGGTTGACGACGGCCCAGTGGTCGAAGCCGAACCAGCGTCCCGCCAGATCGAAGGCGTAGGCGCGGGCATCGTTGGCCGTCTCGAAGGACAGACCGTTGCGGACGCCCTCGCGGACGTGCTCGTGAGGGCCGTAGCCCGAGATGCAGGGCCGTTCGTAGATCATCACGACGAACGGGTGGTCGGGGGTGGGCTCGGCCCCGAAGGGCTGCCCGGGCATGTTGTCGTAGCGCACGGTGGTCACGCTCACCGGATCTCCTCTTCGATGTCGCGGACGCGCAGCCCGAATGACTCCCAGCGGTCAGGCGTGCAGCGCGGGCCGGTCAGGACGACACGGAACCGGTCGATTGGGAAGCCGTTCCAGTCGGCGACCGTGGCCCCGTCGTATCGGAGCATGTCGAGGAACCCCGGCATGTCGCGGGCTGGGTTGATGTGGACCGTGAACCGGTAGGTCTTGGTCTTCATGTCAGTGCCTGCTCACCCGGTGGTGCCGCATCTTCATCTCGACCTTGACCTTGGGGGGCCGCTGCCTGCGGGTGGGCTCGGGGCCGAGGAACTCCTCGGCGAAGCACATGCCGCACATGGGCTCGCCGCACACGACGTGGAACGTGGTGCCGTGCTTCTCGCACACGTGGTTGACCTCCATCTGAGTCCCAGTCTGGGGCTCACCCGTGCCACCCAAGGTGGCACTGGCGAGCGTCAGGCTCTCACGAAGCGATCACCGAAGCGGTTCGCGTGGCTCTCCTGCCGGGTCTGGGCCTCGGCGATGACGTCAGGACGGTCGCACCGCTTGCACAGGTCGAGCGACCTGAGGCTCGTCCGGGTGCTGCCGCTGTGGAACGTGCGCCCCAACTTGACCCGGCGGATGGTGCCCCGGTTGCGAGCCAGCCGAGACTCGCGCCCGGAGCCGGATGCGCGAGCGCCGCCGGTATCGCCGCAGCGGTCGCACAGGAGAATGGATCCGATCACTTCGACACCTCTGCGTAGACGGGGTTGCCCAGTGCGTCGAAGTCACCCGTGGGGGCGATCACGATCTCGCGACCACCGACGGTGGTCACGGTCTGGGGGATGGTCAGGACGCGAGCCTCGGCGAGGCTCAGGTAGCGGGTGCGGTTCGACTCGACCCGGATGCGAGCCGGAGCCGGATGGGTGCCGTGGGTGGGGGCCACGATCCGCGCTCCGGTCACGCGGGGGAGCCGCTTGATGTCGGCCAGCAACTGGACCGTGGACAGGCGCGGCTGGTAGGCGTTCATCAGAACCTCTTCGCACAGATGGGGCCGATCCCGGCCTTGATCGAGACGTCATCGGTGAGGGTTGCCCCGCACCGGACGCAGAACCCGTACAGGCTGCCCAGCGTCTTGGCCTCTTCGAGAGAGAGCCGCCACGCGGGATTGATCCGGCGGATGGCACCGCCGTCGTACTCGAAGTGCCCTTCGGGGATGGCGAGATCGCCGACGGTCTTCGTCCCAGCCACCAGACGCTGTGCGTACAGGCGACCGGAGCCGTGGACGGCCACCACGACCTTCCAGATCGTGTCGGTCTGGGGGTCGCGGTACATGCCCTCGGAGACCGGTGCAGCAGGCTGCACGGGGCCGCTGGGGGCCTCAGGGCGAACGGTCTGTTCGTCCATGATCCGCTGGGCTACCTCGCGCTGGCGAGGGCTCAGGGTGCGTCCACGCTGCGCCTGCTCCTGCAGGCTGGCGAGGAAGCCACCCATGTGGCCCGTCAGGCCCTTGAGCCAGAGCACGAGCGGGTCGTCGACGAGCGTGGCAGCCTCGGCTGCGCGTGCGGCATCTCGAGCCTTGCCCGCGATGAGCGCATCCACCTGCTTCTCGCTCAGGTGCATGTACTTGGTGCCCCATCGCTCGCTGGCGCGGATGTCCAGCGGCAGGCCCCACGACCCGGTGTAGGCCGCGACCCATGCGATGGCTTCGACCTCGCGTGCCTTCGCCACCTTGCGAGCCTCGACCGCCTCGGGGCTCATGTCAGCGGCCTTGCGCCCACGGGTGGGGGCTTCCAGCCCTGCGCCCACGAACGGTGCGTCGTACATGGCGCGCACCGCCACCATGTGCTCGGGGCAGTAGGTGTTGTCCTGATACTCGATCACCTGATCACAGCCGCTCGGCCAGATGCACGGGTACGACCGGTGCTCGGCGACGATGCTGGCGTACAGGGCGTGGACCTCCTCCTGAGTCATGTCCATCCCGTGTCCCACGGTTGACCTCCATGCCTGAGCGGCTCCTCCGCTCGCGAGAGCCGCCCGTGAGCGGCTCGCGTGAGAGTCAGGAACCCTTCTTGACCTTGGGCGAGCGATGGACCCGGGTGTCGCCCATCCGGGTCTCGGTGGCCCGCTGCCCACAGACGGGGCAGAACAGGTCCATCGTGGTGGCCTTGCGCGTCTCACCCGTGCGCGGGTTGCGGAGGGTGTACTCGCGCTCGACGCCCTTGACCGGCTGACCGGATCCCGGGCAGCGCAGCGGGTCGACCTTGGGCGGCAGGCCCACGGTCCACTCGACCGGCGCGGAGGGGAAGCACACGCTGCAGAGGCGCGTGCCCTCGGCCTGCACCGCGTCTGCCTCGGTCAGGCCAGACAGGTCTGGCAGCCACGCCCACAGCGTGGTGGGGAACGTGGTGCTGCAGTGCATGTTGCGATGGATGTGGCCGTTGGCGTTGACCACGAGGAAGAACCGGCTCCACCGGACGGCCTCGTACTCGGCCTCAAGCGGCTGAGACTGGGCGCGCAGCCCGTGAGCGTGGATCACGTCCTCGTCGTAGGCGGCGAGCCGCTCCTCGGCCTTGATCGCTGCCCACGTCTCCTGCGTGTACTTGTCGTAGTCGCGGTCGTGGCGAGCCTTGCCAGCCAGCGTGCGGGCCGCGTTCACGGCCTCCGACAGCGTGGTGGGCCACTCACCCTCGGTCCAGTCGGGGCGGCGCGGGCGGCGCTCACCCAGCGCCTCGTGGATGTAGTTGATGTCGCGCCGGATCTGGTCGGCGGTCTTGGCCTCTGCCTGCCAGAGATCGGCGAGTTGACCGTCGACGATGGCCTCGCGGCAGGTCATCAGTCGATCTCGGTCTGCATGAGGGCGCTCGCGACGAGGAGCACCATCACGGCGAGGAACAGGAACAGGCTCATGGTTGACCTCCATGTGAGCGGCTCCTCCGCTCGCCAGAGCCGCAGAGCATGTCGGCGGCTCGTGGCGAATGGATCAGCGTCCGATCTGCCAGACCTTCTCAGGCACTGCCCAGACACCCGGGTGACGGGTGCGGGGGCGGCCCTGCTGGTGTCGGGGTTCGTGTCCGGCGGTGGGCGGGTGGGCCTTGCGGGCCAGTTCGCGCATCGTCGCGACTGTGAGCGGCTGCGTCTCACGACGGGCCAATGGGGGCGGTGGTGGCTCTCGGCTCGCGACCTCCTTCGACTGCGGATCTGGTACTCCGGGCAGCGTCCCTGCACCCCAGATGCTGGACGGATCGTGTTGGGCTGTCAATCCCCCACGAGTGGGGAACGTGTTGAGCGCATCGTGCGTGACGTGGATCGCCGCATCCCCACCCCCACGCTCAGGGCATGGTCACCATCCCTGCTATCCGCCCTACCTCGGCCGCCACCCCTCAAGGTGCCCTCAGGGAAGCGCCGCACCCAGCCACGTCACCCTCGTCTACCCCTTGTCCCATGGTGTCCCACGCCTCCGTCGGCGAGCGGGTGCGTAGGGTTGCGCCGCCGCACCCCCTCCTTCTGCACATCCCCTCTTCGACCCGTGCCATGCCCGCATACCCGTTCGTGGTGGATCGTGGCTCTGCGTGGCTCCTAGAGCGTCTGGGGGCACGCTGGACGGCGCTTCTGTCGTGCTCAGCCGAGCGTGAGCGCAGCGCGGCTGGCGATACTCCGGGGGAGTATGCCGACGGCCCCCGGTCGTCGAAGTCCAGAGGACTGAGCGGGGGTGTCGAGCGGCGTCGAAATATTGCACCTGACCACCTGACTCATACCCAACATGAACCAGATGTGGCTGTACATTTCCGGTGCCCCCGTCTACCATGGCTGTAACACCGGCTGTAACACGGCCTCCGGCTGTAACACCGGATGTAACACGTGCAACATGGAGGTCAACATGCGAACTTCGTGGAGATCTGTCCACGCCGAGATCGACGGAGCCCTGATCGACAGGGACCGCGCCTACAACAACCTGATCCTCGAGATGCGCCCTCTGGGGACCGAGCTGCCGAAGTCGGAGCAGGTGAGGGAGCTGCACCTGAATATCGAGGACGGCGTGGAGACTGTTCTCGATGAGGAGGGGCTCGCGGCTCTCGAGGCGTTCCTGAAGGAGAAGCCATGAGCTTCGTCGAGCACCGCATCCACGCCCGATCCATGGTCGAGACCATCGAGGAGCGGGTGGCGCGCCCGATGACCCAGCGTGATATCGAGGCAATGCGCCTGTACGCGGAGATGGCGAAGGTCTACGCCCTGCTCGCCATCGAGGAGCGTCTCGGGTACATCCAGAACCGGATCAGTTGGTTGGACAAGGAGGTCTGATGGCCCGCACCAAGGAGCAGAACACCGAGTACCAGCGGAACCGGAGAGCCAAGCTCGGGGTGGACCTCGCGAACGGCAAGGACGCTACCGCGCTGATCGTGATCGAAGACGGGAGAGCCACCGTGAAGGAGTACAAGGGCGTCAGCGGGTATCACTACCTGCCGGGGGATGACGTGATCGGGAAGCTCACCCAGCAGCAGCGGGACGCCATCCTGCAGAAGTTGCCCGAGACGAACACGAGGACGAGATGACCGATCCGCTCATTGCCTATGCGGCCCGTGCCAGCCTGAACCGGCTCTGCAAGTGGCGCTCGGTCTTTGCCGGGTGGCAGCTTGGAACCCGTCTTCGTGGGGATGGGGAGTCGGAGGCCGTTCGTGACCACCGCAGTCTGGGTCATCTGGTTGGACGGGAGCCAGACGAAGATCGAGTGCCTCGGGGAGCCGTGGGTCAGGGACGGGATCCTGCACCTGAAGGTGAGCTACGACGACGAGCGCCGTCACATCCCCTTGACCTCGATCCGCGAGTGGAGAGCGACGGAGTACCGATGACTGATCCCCTCACCCCGCCGTGGGAGATGTGCAAGACCTGTGGCGGTGATCACTGGACGAAGGACCACCTGCTGCAGCAGATCCCCCAGATCAAGTGGGAGATCATTCGCGGAGCTGTCTTCGAGCAGTTCAAGGTCGACCTGAATGCTCGCCTCTCACCCCTCGAGTCCCTCCTGCAAGAAGCGGTGCTGATGATCAACGTCAAGGGCCCGCTCTCGCGCCATTTCGACCATGGCCGGATCAAGATCGTGGGTCCGTGGAGATTGCCCGAAGGGATCAAGTGGCAGGCGATAGCCGATCCCTACAACGCGAGCTGGGAGGTCAGCAATCAGCCGATAGAGGGACTTGGCAGCACGGTCGAGGAGGCGCTTCAGGAGCTGATCAGGAAGTTTCACGAGCAGGAGGCCAAGGCGAAGTGAGCAAGTGGAAGAAGCGGTACGAGGCCCTCGCTCCCCAAGTGGCGACACTCGAGGGTGAGGTTGCCGAACTCGAGGCGATGGCTGCCCTGCGAGCCGAGGTCAACGCCCTGACCAAGATCCTTCTCGACGCGAAGATCGTCGACGAGGACACCCTGACCCGCATCGTCGGGGAGGAGGCCGAGTACCTCTCGGCGGCCTACGAGAAGAAGTTCCCCGGGGCCGAGCCGACCGATGACGGGATGACGTTCGATCTCGCCGTCTGGTCCGAGACGATGAAGCGGCTGGGGTTATAGCCGATCCCTACAACGCGAGCTGGGAGGTCAGCAATCAGCCGATAGAGGGACTTGGCAGCACGGTCGAGGAGGCGCTTCAGGAGCTGATCAGGAAGTTTCACGAGCAGGAGGCCAAGGCGAAGTGAGCAAGTGGAAGAAGCGGTACGAGGCCCTCGCTCCCCAAGTGGCGACACTCGAGGGTGAGGTTGCCGAACTCGAGGCGATGGCTGCCCAGCTTGGGCTGGACGTCAGGGAAGGTCAAGTACGTCGGTTTCAACCTCACCGACGGGGAAGTGGATGTGAGGATCAAGCTCGAATGATGGATCGACCCGCGCTCGAAGCGGTAGGAGTCACGGCCACCGATGGTCTGGGCTTCCCGAATGGTCTGGGCTTCCCGAATGATCTGGGCCCGTACCTCAACGAGGACGGGGACTGGTGGGTTCCTGCCACCATCCCGTACCTGCAGGCTCGCGGCATCGTGGAGGGCTGTCTCTCGTATTCAATCCCAGACGACGGCACTCTCGTCTACAAGGGCAAAGTGAGGACCAATCTCTGCTACGAGCGCCACGAGGATCCAGCCGAGTGCTATCAGGGCTGCAGTCACTGGGTGCTCGCCTACCACTGGGAGGAGAACCGGAAATGGTGAACGAAGTCCGTGTCGATAATGGGATCCCGGTGAAGAGCTGGGCGTCCCAGATCGAAGAGGTCGCGTGGAAGCAGGCGATCAACCTCTCGCAGCTCCCCTTCGCCCAGAAGTGGATCGCCCTGATGCCGGATGCCCACCCGGGCTACGGGATGCCCATCGGGGGAGTCCTGTTCGCTGACAAGGCCGTCGTCCCCTACGCGGTGGGGGTCGACATTGGCTGCGGCGTGACCCTGATCGAGACCGACATGGTCGTGGATCAGCTCGAGGACAAAGTCCCGGCCTTCCTGCAGCAGATCCTGCGTGACGTCCCCGTGGGGAACGGCCCTGCGGCCCAGCACCGCTCGCCCGAGGTCGAGCCCTTCGAGCCCGTCGGATCCGTGTCGGGCGTCTGCGCCATGGCGATGGAGAGCGCCGAGGTCCAGCTCGGGACGCTCGGGGGAGGAAACCACTTTCTGGAGCTGCAGCGCAGCGAGGACGGTCGGATCTGGTTCATGCTGCACTCCGGCTCGCGCTCGGTGGGCAAGAAGACCTGTGACATGTGGCACAAGGTCGCCCTCATGCTGAACCAGCGTTGGTTCTCCAAGCTCCCCGACAAGGAGTTGGCCTACCTTCCGTGGGAGACCGAGGAGGCGCAGGGCTACTTCAACGACATGGAGCAGGCGATGCGCTGGGCCGAGGAGAACCGCCGCCGGATGACCGGGAAGGTGGTCTCCGCCTTCGGGCGCATCTTCGACGCCAAGGCATGGCAGGTGGTCGACATCCACCACAACTACGCGGCGTGGGAGAACCACTGGGGCCGGAACGGCATCGTCCACCGCAAGGGAGCGGTCAAGGCCGGTGTGGAGGATGTGGTGCTGATCCCGGGCTCCATGGGGACCGCGAGCTACGTCGGGATGGGCCATGGCAACGCAGACAGCTTCTCGAGCTGCCAGCACGGCGCTGGCCGCGCTCGGAGCCGGGGTGACACCCGCCGCATGACCAACCTCGCCGCCATGGACACCCAGATGGCCGAGGCCCACGTGACTCTCGTGACGCCGGATCGCACCTCTGTCATCGACGAGTCCTCCATCGCCTACAAGGACATCGAGCTGGTCATGGCCGACTCGACCGATCTCGTGACTTCGACCATGAAGCTCTACCCGGTGGGGGTGGTGAAAGGCTAGGCCATGAGTGCTCAGCACCAGCGTGACTACCGCCAGCGGTATCCAGATAGGGTAGCCAGATCTAAGGCCAAGTGGAACGCAACACCTGAAGGTAGCGCCAGTCTACGGGCATCCAATCTTCGCAAGAGTCACGGTATGACTGTTGCTACCTACAGCGAAATGCTTGCCGCTCAAGGGGGTGTATGCGCCACTTGTGGTCGACCCGAGTCCAAGCGCCACAAGTCAGGCACTTTGTTTTCGCTTGCTGTTGACCATGATCACGCAACCGGTCGATGGCGAGGGCTTCTGTGTTCGGATTGCAATCGGGCCCTCGGTTTGTTGAGGGACGACCCTGCTGTCATCGCGGCCCTGCTTAGCTACGTGGTGAAGGGATGAAGACCGTCTGGGCCGTCGCTCAGGGTAGCTATTCCGACTACAGGGTCTTGGCGACCTTCGAGACGAGGGAGCTGGCACAGAAGGTGGCCGCCACGAGCGACTACTTTCAGGTCGAGTCCTTCGTCATGTACGACGCAGTCCCGGTTCGCTGGACGGTCTACTTCATGGGGATCGTCAGCCGCAACGTGTACATCGACAAGGGGAAGTCCCAGAAGGTCTGGGGCGAGCCCTACGGCAACGTGCAGGTGAAGTGGCCGTGGGACATGGCGTGTAACACCGACGGGAAGCCCTACATCTGTCAGGGGAAGGACTCGTTCATCCACATCGAGGGGGTCGACAAGGCCCGCGTCGAGAAGGCGTTCAACGACTTCTGGGGCCCCATCGAAGCTGCGCTGGCGGGGTTGGTGTGAGCGCGAAAGAAGCCCTGATCATGCGGCTGCAGGCCGTCGCCAACCAGAGACCCGACTACACGGACTTCGCGGAGTCCGACAGTCCCACAGCGGCGGCGCAGCTTGCCGCCGCAATCTTGGCCGCCGAACCCCGCCTGACGCTCGCCGTGCCCGTGGACGCCGCGGAGGCGGCCGAACAGATCCGGCTCGTGGAAGCCGTAGAGGCCGAGATCGAGCGGCTGCGGGAGGCGTTGACCAAGCAAGGCGAGTTCATTCACGCCTACCACTCTCTGCATCCGAGAACGTGGGCGATGTGCGACGTGCCGATCTGTTTGATGACCCGCGCCGCCCTCGCCCCGAGCGAGCTATGACCCCGCGCACCGGCTGGCACCGTTCACTCGAACATCGGCAGGATGATTGTCCGGGTTGCGCCGCTGTCGCAGGCGGAGCGGCGGCTAACGAGCGCGCGTTCTACTCGCCCCTCGTCGGGGAAGCCTTCGACAACGGTCGCCGCGCCGCCCTCGAAGCCCTTCGCTCGGAGGTGGAGGGGATGCCGATGACGTGGGACCAGTCGTATCGAGCCGTCAGTCGCGACGAACGCCTCGCCGCAGCGCAAGTCTCCCGCGCCTCGATCCTCGCCGCCATCGCCCGGGCGCTTGAAGAGGCGGTCAACCATTCCTGACAAGCCGCGCTTCACGGGCCATCGTGTCGTAGGTATCTCTTTCAAGAAAGGCTGGGTCGAATGTGATTGCGACGAAGAGTTCACGGTGAAGATCGAGCCGGAGCTGCCGGTCGAGATCGGCCACAACGCGCTGGCTGCAGCGTTCGCGGCTCACCGCAAGGCAGAGGCGGTCAAGGCCAGTGCGTAGGTTCGCCGAGGGAACCCCGGTCACGGTGGACAAGTCTCGTGGCGAGATCAGCGGGATCCTCGCCCAGCACGGCTGCATGACCATGGCATGGGGGACCACGCCGACGGGGGACACGCTGCAGTTCGCGTTGGGCGGCCACCTCTTCCGTTTCTCGATCAACAAGCCGACCCCAGAGGAGATGCGGGAGCGAGACGGCGAGAGGTACACCTACCCCCACAACATCGACTGGAAGACCAAGGCCACCGACGAGTGGCGACGACGCTGGAGGGCTCACGTCCTCCTGATCAAGGCCAAGCTGGAGTTCATCGAGGGAGGCGACACCACGCTCGAGCTGGAGTTCATGCCCTACACCGTCCTGAAGTCGGGCGAGACGCTGGGCGAGTGGATGGAGGCGGGGGGGGTGCCCCTCCTGACCGCAGGATGAAGCCCTTCGCTCTCGTCGCCACCTGCATGGGCCTCGACCTGCTGACCTTCGCCCTGATCGTGCCCCACGTCGGGATCGGGGCCGAGCAGAACCCCCTGATGGCGCAGGCGTACATCAGGTTCGGCCTGATCGCTGTGGGGGTCCTCAAGATCGCGCTTACGGTCGTGATCCTGTACGGAGTCGGGCTGGTGAAGGCCGACTCGAGACTCCGCTTCGCCACCGCCGCATTCGGGGCCTCCATCGGACTTCTCGGCGCGGTGGGCAACGTCATCGCATGGCAAGCATGAAAGGAATGCACGTGAACAGGCTTTTCTCAGGGGCGTCTCTGGTCTCTGGGGGGATCGAGGCTGCCCCATGGGGTCACTGGAGAGGAGCCTGTGACCCCGCCCCGACGGAGGAGGAGTGGGTGGCGCGGATTGCTGCGCCATCCACTCCCGTTGGGGAAACGGTCCCGTGGATCAAGTCCCTCGAGCGCACGAAGGTGATGGTGGCGAACCTCCAGAAGGCAAACGTCGAAGCACAGGCCCGCCTGAACGCCGACAGAACAAAGGATCTGCCATGAAGGAAATGACCAGCGCCGAGTTCAAGCGAGCGAACTTCGAGGAGCTGACCGAGCCCGTCGCGATCAAGCGGTACAAGGACATCCGGGGCTACTACTATCCGGTCGGGTTCGAGCCTGACTCTGTCACGGAAATCGGAGCCGCCGTCAAGGTGGTCGGCATCGAGGACGTCCTCGAGGCGGAGATTGGCCCCGGCCACGTCTATCCGTCCCTCGACATTGCCGACATGTTCCGCCAGATCGCGAAGGATCTGCGCGAGATCAAGCAAGACACCCCCTGCTCGGATCCCCTGTTCCATGACCATGGCTAAGTTGGTCGACCACCCATGGGACATTCTCGGCCCTCCGCAACCGCTTGGGGACGCTCCTTCTGCCCGCGTCCAGTCTCTGATCGACCGGATCAAGACCCTGAAGGCGCAGGGCGAGGGGAAGCAGGATGAAGCGGAGGGCCTGAAGGAAGAGGCGTCGACGCTCGAGCGCGAGTCCGAGGATCTGTTCGAGGAAGCGCAGGAGCTGGTCGAAGAGCTACGAGAGGAAGAGGGGGGCGAGGAGTATGCGGATGAATTCGATGACGCCTGAGCTAGGCAAGGAGACTCAATGATCGAGTTCGGGGCAGTAGTCTCACCCCTGCGCCAAGAGATCCCGAAGCCCCACCACCCTGACCAGTTGACGGCGTTCCCGTCGCCGCTGGACATGACCTTCGGCCCCCTCGCGATCACGATGGTGATCGCACTCCATCGTCATCCCCGCATGAAGTGCATGGCGTGTGGTCAGCGCCGCGTCTGCTTCGACATCGGCCTCGGCGAGGCCATCGTGTCACCGCCTGTCTGCGCCAAGTGCGCGGGGATCCGGTGAGCGGGATCGCCCTCTTTGACGAGCCGCCTCGTGTCTCGATCAAGGGGCTCGAGTACGACTACCGGAACGGCCTCCTGCTCGGAGTCGTCCAGACTTCCGAGTACGGAGTGGCTGGTCTCGTGCTCGTCGAGGACGGCGGGGTGACCGTCTTGCCGCTCAACACCTTCCTCCTCGACTGGAGGTACAACGCTGAAACTGACCAGTGGGTAGACGTCAGCATGCCCAAACCTGAACAGGTGGACAGCGAGACGGGGTTGCCCGTGGTGTAGGCTCCGTGGTACAACTGCATACGGGTTCGCTGGCTCCCCCTTCTCTTGGTTGACCTCCGAGGCTGGTCGAGCCGCTGGTAGCCCCGAATGGACGGGTCGCTCTCTTGTAGGGCGACCCGTCTTTCTCGTTCAGGAGGATCTCATGGCCGACACGCTCTGGGTCAGGATGAAGCAGGGTTTCCATGGTCACCTGCACCACGCTCTTCGTCCCCGCAAGACGTCCGAGACCGTGTGCGGCCTCGAGGTCGGTGAGGACGACGAGGTCGTCGACAGCGTGAGCGTCACGGACTTCGTCTGCGACAACTGCCTCCGCCTCCTCGCCATCAAGGGTGACGTCGAGGTCTTCGATGACGTCGACTACACCGAGCCGGTCGCAGCGCCGGAGGAGCCCGTCACGGCGTGAGCAAGTTTTTCTGCGCGTCGGAGCAGCATTTCGACTCTACCCATCTCGACCCGGATCACGGTCCCCATGTCCATGGGCACCGCTTCTGGGTGAGTGCCACCGAGCAGGGCACAGACGCGGGTGTCAGGACTGACCTACCGGCTGATCTACGGGCTGTCCTACTCGAGCTGGAGGGTCATCCACTCGGAGATATGCTCGTGGGCGGCTCCCAAACTCTCTCCGGCATTGCCGCGTGGATCATGGAGCGCCTCCTGACACGTAGGCCACGCCTGACCGATGTTCAGGTGTGGATCGACGACGACTACCGGGTCGGGATCACGAGGGAGATCCGGTGAGCAACAGCAAGTACGACTACGACGCCATCGAGCGGGCTTACATCTCCGGTGACATGGGCCTGCGTGAGCTGGCCCGCCAGTTCGGCGTCAACAACCACTCCCTGATCGCCATCCAGTCGAAGAGACGCGAGTGGGCTCGCAAGCGGCAGGAGTTTCAGGAGCGGGCCATGGACAAGGCCCAGTCCCTGATGGCCTCGGCCGAGGGTCGCAAGATCGCCCGCGAAGCGGAGGTCCGCGACCACGCCATCGACGCCATCGACGAAGCGATCATGAAGATGCGCGAGGACATGAAGGGCACCCGGAAGGTCTTCCGGGCCGGGGAGTGGATCGAAGAGCCCCTCGTGGTGATCAAGCCCGCTGACGTGGCGCTGCTGATCGACCGGCTCCAGATCCTCTTCGGGAAGCCCAGCAACATCACGGAGGAGCGATCTCTTGGTGTCAGCCTCTCCGCCACCGGAGGACTCGGACCCGACATTCTTCGAGGCATTGTCGAGGCAACTCGCGGGCTCGTCAGAGGAGACTCTGGTGAGTCTCCGCTCCCACGCCTTGGTGACCCTCGCACGAACTGACGGTCCAGAGGCGGTTTTCGCCTACGGGGAATACGTCTTCGGGTACGTGCCTGCCGCCCACCACAGGGCGATGGTCACCGAGACCCTCGACGCCCTGTATCGGCGCGAGAACGAGCTGTACCTGCTGCCCCGTGGCGGGGCCAAGACCACGTGGGACAACACCATCCTGTGCTCGTGGCTGGTGGGGAAGTACCCGGATCTCCGCATCGGGATGGTCTCGAATACCGACACGCAGGCAAAGGACTTCAGCAGGGCCGTCAAGTACACGGTGGAGGCGAACCCCCTGCACCGCGAGGTCTTCCCCGACAGCAAGCCCTCACCGTCGAAGTGGACGGACAAGGAATGGCTCTGCGCTGGATCGCGCTGGCATGGATCCAAGGACGTCACGATGTTCGCCGTCGGCGTTGGCGGCGCGATCATCAGCAAGCGCCTCGATCTGATCCTGATGGACGACATCCTCGACGAAGAGAACACCCAGAGCGTCGATCAACGTCAGGCGGTCGAGGTCTGGTTCAAGAAGACCCTCAAGCCGTGCCTCTCCCCGGACGGGGTGGTGGTCGCCATCGGCACGCGGTGGGGCGAGGAAGACCTGTACGAGATCTTCATGAAGCCACTCGCGGACGGCGGGATGGGCTGGCGGAGTCACGTGGTGTCGTCGCTCACGGAGGGACCTGATGGGAGGCTCGTTTCGTACTGGCCTGAGTACTGGTCGGTTGATCGACTGCTCAAGGAGAAGGACGAGATGGGCTCTCCGCTCTTCTCCTGCGCCTACCAGAACGACATCAGTGGACTCCTCGAGGGCAACATCTTCCACGGGCCCTTCGACCACTTCACCGTCCTTCCTCCCGGGAGGTGGCTCCTTCGGATGGGAGTTGACCTCGCCTCCTCTGTTCGCGAGCGGGCCGACTTCACGGCTCGAGTGACAACGGCTGAGAACCTCGACTCGGGCGACTTCTACGTCCTCTCGGCCTACCGCGACAAGCGCGAGTCGCATCACTCTGAGTTCGTCCACGACGGCTGGATGGCGTACCCCAACATCAGCCTCGTGATCGTCGAGAGCCAGCAGTTCCAGTCGACCCTGATCCAAGAGGTCATGGAGACCTACCCCAAGATCCCCATCGAGGGCAAGAAGGCCGACGTCGACAAGACGACCCGTGCTCGTGCGGTGGCCGCGAAGTACGAGGCCCACAAGGTCTTTCACCATGCCTCCCTCAAGGGCTCGGCGTTCGAGGTCGAGCTTCTCTCCTTCCCCAAGGGCCACGACGACTTCGTGGACTCCCTCGGGTACTCGATGGATCTCGGCGGGCAGGAGTTCTTCTTCGGCAGCCTGAAAGTGAGAGCAGCCTGATGGCGATGTTGAAGCGCCCGGATTGCGGGACGTGGTGGCAGGGGATGGAGCATCGCTGTCCCGTGAACACGACAGGGACCAGCACGGCCCCCATGGAGGTTCCGTGGCGCTGGACCCCCTTCGTTCAGCCGCCTCTCACGGTCTCGCAGGTTTGCACCTGTCCCCCGAACCGGGGTGACAACTACCTCGGGAGCTGCCCCATTCACGACATCAAGGTGACCTACTTCACGGGACGTGCGTGATGCTGCAGCGGGATGAGCCTGTCGAGCTGGAGTTCCGTGACGGGAAGCGCACGGTCCCGCCCTACATCGCCAGCCTGCTCGCGGGGATCGAGACGTACCGCCTGACCTACGACGAGGCAATCGCCGCCGCCAACAAGAAGCTCGAGTCCGATTTCATCAACGCCCAGCAGGACAAAGTCCTTGCGGCGCACTTCAAGGAGCCGCGCTGATGGCCTTGACCGCCCCACCGGGCCTGCTGACGCCTCAGGGGCGAGTGGCCCTGAGGAAGTCCCTGTATGGGTATCGCACCTCGCCCAAGAACCAGCCGAAGGGCAGCGCCTCGCTGGCCTATCAGGACAAGGGGCGGGCCTCGAAGTCGTCTGCGGCGTTGTTCCGTAACTGGGCCGAGCACTCGGAGTGGATCCGGGCCGCGATCAACATCCGCAAGACGCAGGTGTCCTCGGCGGAGTGGGACATCGTCCCCTTCGACTCCACGCAGGACTACAGCAAGCCGCTCCAGAAGGAGCTGCGGGCACTGTTCAACCAGCCCAACCCGATGGTCGAGTCGTTCCGCTCGTGGATCGAGCCGATCATGGAGGACATCCTTGTCCTCGACGCGGGCGTGATCGAGAAGGAGCGCACGCTCGACGGCTCTCTGGCTTACCTGCACGCCACCGACGGGGGCAGGATCAAGGTCTCGACGATCTGGGACGGCGACCCCGACGAGAACCGCTACTGGTGGTGCCCGACGCCCACCTACGAGGTGCCCTTCAAGAACCGCGACATGGTCTACATCATGGCGAACCCGAGGACGTACAGCGTCATGGGGCTCTCGCCACTCGAGACCCTGAAGCTGACCATCGACGCGGAGCTGATGGGCTCCCAGTACAACACGCGACAGGTCACCAACGCTGCACCTGACGGGATGCTCGACCTCGGCGAGACCGCCCGTCCAGAGTCCGTGGAGAGCTTCCGCTCTTACTGGCTCAACGAGGTGGCTGGCAAGGGTGCCATGGCGTTCATCGGCGGCTCCAAGGGTGCGAAGTTCGTGCCCTTCCGGGGCTCGAACCGAGACATGCAGTACCAAGAGTGGCTGGTCTATCTGGTCCGCAAGGTGGCGGCCGTCTACGGCCTTTCGCCTCAGGATCTGGGCCTGACCATGGATGTGAACAGGGCGAACGCAGAGACACAGGCGGACATGACCGAGGATCGTGGTCTCCGCCCTCTGCTGGCGCTCGGGCAGGACTTCATGACGCGGGAGATCGTCTGGGACGAGTCCTACGGTGGCCCTGAGAACAACCTCGCCTTCCGGTTCCTCCGGCTCAACATCAAGGAGTCCATGTCAAAGGCCAGCATCAACAAGCTGGCGCTCGCAGGCATGCCTTGGAAGCCGATCAACGAGGCGCGGATGGACGACGGACGCCCACCGATGGGCGACCCCAACGACGAGAACAACCCGTACAACAAGCTCATGGCGAACACACCTCTTGGCGTGGTGACCGTCGACGACGTTCTCAGCGCCAAGGAGGTGGCAACGCCTCCGCCCGCCCCGGCGGCTGGACCGTCGAGCAAGACGCCAGCCAAGTCGTCGAGCAAGGGCATCAGCAAGGAGTAGCCAGTGGCCGCAACCATCGTCCTGAGCGTCTCGACGTCGTCAGGTCCGACCGTCACGGACTCCGTGACCGGCATCGACATGATCAGCGCCGACAACGCGCTCAACACGCTCGCCAACCGGCAGGCGAACCCCATCACGGTGGGCACCAACTCGTACGAGAAGTGGGCCCGCCTCAAGATCACCGCCACCCCAGCCAACTACGTCCAGTCGTTCAAGGCGTGGTTCAACTCCACCGTCGACACGTCGACGACGTTGAACTTCACCGGGGCCTTCGTGACGTACCAGCAGGGCACCACGGCGACCTCCACGGTGGCGAGTGCGAACGCCACCACGTACACGTCGGGCAACAAGGCCATCTGGGACAACGCCCAGTACACGGCCGGTCAGCTCAACGCCTACACCAAGTACCTCGTGATGCAGCTTCAGGTCGGGGCAACGGCTGGCCCGGGCAACTGGACGCAGCAGACCGCGAACTACAGCTATGATGAAGCCTGATACGAGGCGGCATATCTGGTAGACTGGCAGCACCAAGGAGGTGCTGCATGGGTCGTCGAAAAGGGGGCCTGATCCCCCAGCCAGATGCCTCGGATCTCAGGCTGTTGTACGAGCAAGGCCAATCGACTCGCGATCTCGCCGCATCGTTCGGAGTCAGCCAGAAAACGGTTCGACGCTGGATGATCGCGGCGGGGATCGCGGGCCGCCCCTACACCGCCAACCCGACGCCCGTCGCGAGGGGCGGTCATCATTCATGGGGCCCGAAGATCGGACAGTCCCAGATCGGGCGAGCGAGCCCCAACAAGGGCAAGCGTGGCCCTGATGCCCCCAACTGGAAGGGTGGCACGAAGACCATCGGCAAGCGGGTCTACCTGTGGGATCCGGATCGGAAGAGGTACTTCCCGAGAGCGTGGTTCGTCTGGCGGGAGGCTCATCCGGGCGAACTCATTGGCAAGGGGCATGTCATTCATCACCGGAATGGTGACGAGAGTGACGACCGGCGCGAGAACCTCACGAGACTGACGGTGGCGGAGCATATTCACCTCCACCGTCGGCGTGAGGCTGAGTACATCAAGATCCTCCAGAACATCATCGTCGAGATGGGCGGTGAGTTCCCGCCACAGCACGAGGAGTAGCTCATGGCAGATGACATCGAGGTCAAGCCCCTCAAGGATCGGGGCGAGACGAAGGTGGCGAAGACTGGCAACGTCACCATCGGCCCCGTCGCGACGGTCTACCGCCCCGGCGACTTCGTCGACATGACCCTCAACGGTCACGACAAGGTCGACGAGGGTTGGTTCCGGGTCGAAGGACCGGGGATCAACGACACCCTGCGTTGCGGAGTGGAACGTCCTCTCCGCGCCCAGTTCATGGTGCAGGGCTACGGGACCTACAAGGTCACGTTCACCGACGGCAAGAAGGATCTTGCCAGCGCCACGCTCGAGATCGAGCGCGACGACGTCGTCAAGGCGTAATCCTCCGGGGTGCCGCAGCGCCCACCCCCCTGCGGCACCCCACCCTCGAGGGACCAATGCACCAGTCAGTGATGGAATACGTCGCGCTGGCAGTCAAGACGTTCGACCTCAGGCACAAGAAGGTGCTCGAGATCGGCAGCTACAACGTCAACGGCAGCGTCAGGCAGCTCTTCAAGGGCGACTACATCGGTATCGACCGAGAGGCAGGGCCCGGGGTCGACATGGTCATGGACGCCTCCAACCTGATCTTCCCCGATGCCATGTTCGACGTCGTAGTCTCGACCTCCCAGTTGGAACACGATCCGACCTTCTGGCGCTCGCTGGACGAGGTCAGGCGCGTTCTTCGACCCGGTGGTCACTTCATCCTGACCACCCACACCACGGGCTTCCCGCCCCACAACCCGCCCGACTTCTACCGCTTCCTCGACGACACGTGGCCCCTGCTCATGGACATGGCGGGGTGTGACATCCTCGACTCGAGGAGCGATCCACAGGTTGGAGGGGGGCCGCAGCTCGTCGGGAAGCGGCGGTGAAGTACCTGATCTGGAGCTATGACTACCGGCATGACTCCGGTGGACCCAAGGTGCTCCATCGCCTCTGCCACGAGCTGAACGAGGCTGGGCAGGAGGCGTACGTCAGCCACGAGAAGACCAACCCCGAGTGGAACACCCCGTACCACGAGCCCTTCGAGGGCGACGACTGGATCGCGGTCTACCCGGAGATCGTCGCTGGCAACCCGTGGGAGGCACCCCGGGTGGTGCGCTGGGTCCTGAACAACCCCGGTAAGCTGCAGCAGGGTGACAAGGTCTACGACCCGTCTGAGATCGTGTTCACGTTCTCGGAGCTGTTCAACGACATGCACGTGGGACCGGAGCGGCTCCTGTGCCTGCCCACCATCGAGACGGACATCTACTTCGACCGGCACCTGATCCGCGACAGGGTGGCGTTCTACGTCGGCAAGGGGAGCAAGGCGTTCGACCTCCCGGGCTCGGTGGAGATAACGAACGAGATCAAGGCGAACCGCGAGGGGCTGGCGGACCTCCTGAACAGGTCCGTGCTCATGTACTGCTTCGACAACGTGACGGGGATGATCGACATCGCCCGCCTCTGTGGATGCCCGGTCTACCTCGTTCCGAACGGGGAGTACACGTGGGAGCAGTACGACCAGTGGGTCGGCTGGGCCGGTCTGGGATGGGGTGAGATCCCGCCTCCATTCGACAGCGCGGTCTTCCTCAAGGCGCAGCAGACCCTGAAGGAACTGTTCCGCAAGCAGCTCGAGACCTTCATTCGGATCACGCAGGCATGATCTCGGCCGTCATCCCGACCCTGTACCACCCGCCGCAGCTCGCTATGCTGCTGGCGGTGCTCGAGCACGATGGAGTGGAGGTCAACCTGCTGGAGTCGGGCCAGTACGACCACAAGATCTACCGCATGTGGAACGCGGGGGTCGAGATGGCGGAGGGCGACTACATCGCCATCCTGAACGACGACATCAAGATCCTGCCGGGGACGCTCCCCCTGATGGCGAAGATCCTCGAAGCCCAGCCCAAGATTGGGGTGGTCTACCCAGACCAGCACGCACCTCTTGAGGGAGGGCTGCCGGAGAAGATCCAGATCCAACTCACCGAGGGCTCGGCCCGCGTAGGGGGCATGACCGGGTTCTGCTTCATGTTCAGGAGGGGGCTAATGATCCCCTTCGACGAACGCTACAACTGGTGGTTCGGGGATGACCAGTTCGAGTCCGAGGTCAGGGCGGAGGGCCTGCAGGTGGGGAGAGTCAACGGGCTCCCGCTCTCCCATGACCAGAGCACGTCGGCGGAGCGCAGGAAGGATGAGCTGGGGCCGTTGATCCGAGCGGATCAGCAGCTCTGGCGTCAGGAGCACGGATGAAGATCGACGTCGTCATCCCGAGTGTCGGGAACCCTTCGCGGCTCCTGTGGTCCCTCACCCAGCAGTCACGACCACCGGATCAGGTCACCGTGGTTGGCAACTGGCGCTGGTGGGAGATGGCGTCTGGGCAGAGATACCACTACCCGATCCCTGTTCGGAGGCTGGGCTTCACCAGCGAGGACTACCCGTACGGCTACAGGGACGTGGCTCTGCGGAGGAACATCGGGATCTGGGAGTCAGACGCCGACGTCATCATCTTTCAGGACGACGACCAGCTCGCTCCCCGTCACATGGTGCGGGATTTCGAGGCGCTCCTCGAGAACGAGCCGTGGGTCTGGGGCCACCATCGCTTCGTCGACTTCGACCTCAACGACCCGGCGGATCTGCTCGATGCGGATCCCTCCATCGGGCGCTCGAGGGAGCACGAGGCCAACCGCTTCCACACCTACCAGAGCGGCTACGCGGGCTGCTTCGCCGCCGAGAGAGAGACGCTCCTGAAGCATCAGGGCTTCGACATGCTCTTCCTCGGCCGTCACGGCAGCGAAGACCAGAACCTCGCAAAGAGGATGTGCGGGCCCATGATCCTGATCGAGGAGCCACCGTTCGCGTGGCACCCCCTGCAGTCACCGCACAGGGCGCAGGGGCCCACCAACACATGCGTGGGCGAGCACGACTGGGAGCCGGATGTGTTCAACGGTGTCGTGTTCTCGAGGTGCTCGAAGTGCCCGCTCTGGAGGTTCGCTGATCGTAAGGAGCAGATGTTCCGCGATGAAGTCGTCGTACCCTACGAGCATCAGCTCGTAGACGTGACAGTGGAGGCAATCTAATGGCCGCAGCGATCACAGTCACCCCCGCCAGTGGGAGCATCACCGCCAAGAAGACGGTCTGCACCTTCGCCATCGCGGGCACGTCGCCCAACGACACCGGGTCGCACGACGCCGCGAAGTACCCGGCGGATCCCGAGAACCGCTTTGCCATGACCTTCAAGGTCGGCGGGGTCGAGGTCGGGCGGACGCAGGTGTTCGGGACGACCCCGGACGGCGCGTTCGAGTTCAACAGCTACATCTTCCCGTCCGCCGGGAGCTACACCGTGCAGCTCTACAACGTGACGGATCCCACCAACGAGATCGCCGTCCTCGACGCGGCCACCATCGTCGTCGCCTGACCGATGGTCGCGAAGCCTAAGGTCCCGAAAGGGGCCGGGATCAACGGTCTGGACATGGAGATCCTCGAGGTCCACGAGAACCCTGCGTACGCGCAGGAGTGCGTGGGCACCGTCGCCATGGTCACTCGCGGTACGCTGGCTGCAGCGACCGCCGTGAGCCTGATGATGGACGACCGGACCTACCTGCGGCCCGGGCAGTACATCAAGCGGTTCATCATCGTGGGGAACATCCTCACGTTCCAGCGCAACCAGTGCATCAACGAGATGGAGGGGGACTGGATCCTCTTCATCGACTCCGACATGGTCTGGCAGCCCGAGGCCACCCGCGTCCTCGTCGAGACTCGCGAGAAGTTCGATCTCGACATGGTCGGCGGTCTGTGCTTCCAGAGAGGCGACCCCTACCAGCCCACCATGTACAAGACGGCGGCCGACGACAACCACGGGTACACCTTCCTCGAGCGGTGGCCTGCGGATGCGGCGGTCGAGGTGGACGCGACGGGGATGGCCTTCTGCCTGATCCACAAGCGCGTCTTCGGCCGGATCCTGACCGCCAACGGGGCGGGCACGTTCCCCGAGTTCAAGGACCGCAAGGGCCAGCGCCCAGCTCCCTTCTTCCGCTGGGAGGAGGAGTACGGCGAGGACTTCCTGTTCTGCCGCGAGGCCAAGGCATCCGGCAGCAAGATCTTCGTGGACACGTCCGTCAAGGTCGGTCACGTCGGTGAGCAGATCATCACCGAGGGCACCTTCCTGCGGGAGATCGTCTTCCGAGACCCTGCCGCCAGCGCGTTCCGCGAAGCCGTTCTCGAGGAGATCGGCGAGACCGTCATGACCCGCGAAGAGGCGATGGAGAAGGTCGGATGGAAGTAGTCACCGAAGAGGCCGTCGCCAGCCAGTGGCACGGGGACTTCCCCTTCTTCCTCGTCATCGAGCCAGACGACCGCTCCAACGGCAACACCGGGATCGACCTCGACCAGCCGGGATGGATCGCCGCGAACCTCTCTCTCATGCGGGCACCCTCGACGTGGGTGCTGTACCACAAGGAAACGAGCCGCCCCCTCTTCTGCATGATCGTGGAGCAGGGCGATCAGCCATACTTCACGAAACACCACGTGGGGAACCTGATGGCGGGCAGCGAGATCGTCGCTGTCGGCATCGGGAAGAAGCACCGTAACGGAGACATGACCCGGCTCTGGCTCTTGCCGAACGGGGTGGTCTGCGGCGGAGACGATGTGGACATCGTCGCCTCGAGGATGCTCGGAGGATAGCCGTGGCGCTCCTGTTCATGGACAGCTTTGATCACTACACGGCTCCGGCCGACAAGGGATGGGACACCTCTGGCTCGTTCTACATCCCCACCATCAGTGCTGTGGGTAGGTTCGCAGGAGGTGCGACTCTACTCACTTCTGGCAGCGGGTGGGAGTCTCGTCCTTCCCTACTGCGCCAATATCTCTCTATCGGATCTACCGGGTGCATTGGCTTCGCTTTCAAGTACGACAACGGGGCCACCCAGAGCACTTGGGGAGGGGTTTTGGTTCTCTGGGATGGTGTCATTGCCCAGCTTTACCTGAACTGGTCGGCTCCCGGCTTTCTGTCCGTGTACCGAGGGAACGGGACGCTGCTTGGAACTGGGACCATCAGCCTGATCCCCGGATACTGGTATTACATCGAGTTCTCGTTCAGTATCGCCGACAGTGGCGGATCATTCGAGTTGCGCGTCAACGGGAACACGTCTATCAGTGGTTCTGGTTTGGACACCCGGAACGCCGGAACTGGCATCGCCGACTCGTTCCAGTTCCGAAACAATGCAGCTCAGATGTATTTTGATGACGTTTACGCCAAGTCGGACGGGACCTTCTTGGGCGACTGCCGGGTAGAGTGTCTGTACCCCTCCGGTGCTGGTGCCGAGACACAGTGGACGCCCGTCTCTGGAGCCAACTATCAGAACGTCGATGAGACCCCAGCCAACGGAGACACGGACTACAACAAGTCCAACACGGTGGGTCAGGTCGACACCTACGCGATGGCGGATCTCGTCGCCGCGACTGGCCTGATCTACGGAGTCCAGTACCTCGGGTATGCCCGCAAGGACAACGCGGGGACGAGGAAGACGGCACCCGTCGCGAGGATCGGTGGGGCTGACTATGTCGGCAGTGACACGAGCCTCGGGACCTCCTACGTTTTCACTCGTGAAGTCAAGGAGCTGAGCCCCGCGACCGCAGCGGCATGGACGATCTCCGAGATCAACGCCATGGAGTACGGGGTCAAGGTGACAGCCTGATGGCGATCAAGCACGCGATGACCAGCGCGAAGAGTCAAGGCCCAGACGCGACTCTCGTTCGGGCAAACGACTGGAACGCCGATCACGTTCTGGACGCTGCTGCGCCCTCGGGCCTGACGGGGGCCACCACGCCCGCGAGGTTCGTGGGCGGCACCGTCGCTGGTGCTCCCGTGACAGGCACCTTCGCCGCCAACGACTTCGTGATCTCGCAGGACGGCAAGATCTACATCTGCACCGTTGCTGGTTCTCCCGGTACGTGGGTGGCCGTCTCCGGCGGAGCGGATCTCGTTCAGGTTGCCTCTGGTGCTGGCAACGTCCGCGTCCCCGGTCTCAGCGGCTCCCTCGACCGCGTGCCCGCCAGCCCCTCGGCCTACGACGACGAGTTCAACGCCCTGACGGGCTGGACCACGCTGGGGACGCTCGACGTGCTGAACGTCACGGATGTCGCGAGCCACGTCCACATCAAGCGGGCAGTGACTTCATGGGACGTGGACGGGATCTACAAGGCATGTCCGTCGATGCCGTTCACCGTGACCGCCAAGATCGCCGACTGCCGGTACGAGGCCAACTATCAGTTCCACGGCCTGATGCTCGGAGAGGCTACTCCGGGGAAGCTGTTCATGTCCGGGCCGATCTGGGTCAATGGCCCGCACATCTACTATTCGGTCTGGAACAGTCGTACTAGCCGAGCATCAACAGCCGATGCTGATGTGGGCGGACTCATGCGCTGGATCCGAATGATCGTCACGTCCAGCACGAGCGTGCAGTGCCAGTACTCTCGGGATGGGCTCATCTGGTTGAACTTCGGGACGGCCCAGAACCCCGGCTTCACCATCGGGAGCGTCGGTCTGGCCGGGAGCACCAACGACCTTAGCGGGACCGTGGACGGGTTCTTCGACTGGATCAGGTTCTCGTAGATGGCCGTCAAGCACGCCTTCACGAGCGACAAGGGCGATGGTTCTGACGCGGCGCTCGTGCGTGCCACCAACTGGAATGCTGATCACCTCGCGGATGTCTTCGCCCCCACCGGCCTGACGGGAGCCACGACCCCTGCCCGCTTCGTCGGTGGCACGGTGAGCGGAGCACCGATCACCGGCACCTTTGCCGTGAACGACTTCGTGATCGCTCAGGACGGGAAGGTCTGGCTCTGCACCGGAGCTGGTTCACCGGGAACGTGGGCTCAGGTTGGCGGTGCGGCTGACATCGCTCAGGGGATGTCGGGTGGCGGCAATCTTCGCATTCCGGGGCTCTGGGCCGCCGACCGGGCTCCCGTCTCCCCCTCGGCCTATGACGACGAGTTCGATGCTGCACTGAGTGGTTGGTCCGCGCTGGGGACGCTCGACATCAGCGATGCCAACGTAACCCCGAGCCACTACCACCTGCGGGTCTCCTCTACGCCTGCGTGGACGGTGTTCGGGATCTACAAGGCGGCTCCGACCCCGCCGTTCACGGTGACAACGCGCATCACCGCCGCTGCGTTGACTGCCAACTACCATCGGTACGGCCTTATGCTCCTTGAGGCTTCCCCCGGGAAGCTTTTCGAGTTCGGAAACATGTACTGGTCGGGCTACAACAACGTCGGTTCGGGCCTCTGGACCAACCGGACGAGTCGTGCTGCTTGGTATGGCGACATCACGCAGTACGTCTCCATTCGTCCGTACTACATCCGGTTGGTCGTCGTTTCCCCATATTCCGTCGTCACGCAGGCATCCCTCAATGGACTCGTCTGGTACGCGGTCCAGAACATTCTCCCCGGCTTCGCTTTCGGCAACGTGGGGCTCCTCGCGACCTCCGAGAACAACTCCGTCGCGCTAGAGGCGTACTTCGACTGGATCCGGTTCTCTGGCATGGCGTACGTAGATGCCATCCCGGTGATGACCTCGAACACGGCTCCGTCAGGAGTGTGCTCGGCTTCGTCGAGCTACGGCTCGACCCCCCCATGGACCGCTTTCACGGGATCAAACCCCAACGACGGCAACGGTGGGCACGGTTGGATCACGAACGGATCCCAGACAGGCTGGCTCCGCTACCAGTTCCCCTCTGCGATCACGGCGCTGGCCTACGCCATTCGTCCATGGTGGGTGGACAGCTATCCCGGTCGCACTCCGAAGACGTGGACGTTCGAGGGATCCAACGACGGGACGACGTGGACGACGCTCGATACCCAGACCAACTGGGCTTCGGCAAACGCGAACGACTGGGTGACTTTCACCGTCGGCTCGCCGGGGTCCTACCTCTACTACCAGCTCAACGTGAGCGCGAACAACGGCAACGCCTATATGGGCGTCGGCAACTTCCAGATCTACAAGGCGCGATAGACCGATAGCTCCAATCCCATGGGGCAACAACACGAAGGGCCAATCCCATGGCCGACTTCCTGAACATCGCGAACAAGGATGAGCCTCGGCCGCAGGGCCGGGGCTTTGCTGTGTGATGGCGACCTTCAAGCTCGACGCCGTCATCACGGATGGGCTGCAGTACGCCCGCGTCTCGCAGGCCCCCCTCGAGGTTCTCATCTCGCCGACGGATGGGTCCGCTCGAGTCTCGCAGCTCCCCCTCGAAGTCCTGATCTCCCCGACCGACGAGTACGCCCGCGCCAGTCAGGTTGCGGTCGAGGTGCTGATCAAGCAGCCCATCGTCGGGCACACCCATGCAGACGCCATCCTGCGGAAGACCCAGACCTCGTCGAAGACGATCAATGCCGTCATCAAGGCCACGATGGTTCGCGGGACGAGGGACGTCACCTACGCCTACTCAGGATCCGCGATCAAGATCTACGACGGCCACACGAAGAACGCCGTCGAGACGATCATTCCCGGCTGCAATCTCACAATCCCCGTGGTTGCGGGTGCCGCCGTCACGATCATCTGGGATGTCTGGCAGAGCCACTTCCAGTGGAACGTCGACAAGAAGGAGATCGTCCGCCTCCGCCGTGACGGTGTCAGCGGACTCTCTCTCTGGTTCACCGACCCCCAGAGCGACGGCACGGACGCTGGCAACAACAAGACCGGTCACGAGTGGGAGTTCGACGGCTGGTACAGGGAGGCTGCTCGCTCCGGCCGCTACGTCCTGACGGTCCTCCCCACCAAGGGCAACGCGACCATCTACTCGGACTCGATCTACTTCTCGCTGCAGACCCCCGGCGTGGGCCCGGGCATGACGCTGGACGCTGCTCTCGTCCTGCGCCGCACCGGCTCCTTCAAGATCGCTGCTCGCCTCAGGGCGTCTGGCACCGTGGTGAGGGCCGCCAACGTCGACGCCGTCATCCGCCTCCCGCGTTCCACCTCGACCAGCATCGACGCGATGCTTTTCATCTGGGGTCTCGGAGCGTTCGTGACGAAGGCCATCATCGGGAAGACCACCACCGGATCCTTCGCGCTGGGGGCCCAGATCGCCCGCCACGTGGAGTCCTCGTTCACGGTGGGGGCGATGGTCCGCAACCCGGTCGCGGGCTCGTTCACGGTGGGTGCGGTCGTCAGGCGTGAAACGACGTCGGGACGAACCCTTGACGCCGTCGTTCGGCGAACAAGTCAGCCTAGCCTGACGACCGACGCCATCATCACACGCGGCGGCAGCGGATCCTTCGGGGTCGATGCCTTCCTGAAGCTCTTCTCGTTCCGCATTGACGCTCGCATCTTCGCCCCCTCCACGGGCTCGTTCACGCTGTCTGCTGCGATCCTCGCGGACGATCACGTGACGTTCACGGTTGCGGCCATCGTGGCCCGTCATGACGTTGGAGCCCTGACGCTGGACGCCGTCATCATGCGGCGCTCCTTCAGCCTTCCGGGGGTGTTCGAGTGAGCACCTTCGACCCCGGCGTCTTCGACGTCCTCTGGGGAGTCGAAGCCAGCCAGACGGGGTCCTACACCGTCGCCGCAGCCCTCAGGGCAACGAGCAGCGGATCCCTGACCATCTCTGCCACTCTGGTCAGGACGGCCGTCAGCGGGCTTCCTGTGGCGGCAGCGATCCTCGGGGGACAGACGAGCGCGGCTAGTGTTGACGCCGTCGTTGTCGCGGCGGTCCCAGCCTTCCTCTCCCTCGACGCCTACCTCGTCCCGTACTTCACCGTCAGTGCCAGCATCGCGGGCACTCCGACGGGGTCCTTCTCCGTCGATTGCTTCATCGGCGACATCGCCAAGGGCCACGTCACGTTTGACGCCGTGGTCCAGAGCGGGTCCTCGTCGTCCTTCACGGTTGGTGCGTGGGTCCTCGGCACCATCACTGGAACATTCCACGCGAACGCCGTTGTCAGTGGATCAGCGTCTGCTACCATCTTGGTGGACTCGGTTCTGCGGGGAACTCGAAGTGGTCAGTTCCCCGTCGAGTCCACGAAGAAGACGACGTATCAGGCAGGCTTTGGGGTCGCAGCGACCGTCCAAGCCACCCGAATGGGCGGGTTTGCCACCAGCGCCGTCTTCCTGTCCCCCCAGCACTCTTTCTTCCCTGTCGATGCCGAGAAGGATCTCTGGCATCGGTTTGGGTCTTTCAGCGCATCCGCCATCCTCCGCACCACCCTCACGGGGAGCTTCGGAGCTGACGGGATCGTCCTCGCTCACGAGGCGGGATCGTTCGTCGTCGACGCGATCCGCCTGAGGACAGAGGTCGCCCACTACTTCATCGTCGCTGCGAAGCTCTCTCCGCAGTACGGCGATTTCACCCTCGACTCGACATTCCTGCGGACGTTCTACGGGACGTTCCCTGCCGATGCCTCGATCAGCCTCCGCATCACCAAGCACGCCGAGGCGACGTTCTCAGCCGCCACCATCGCAGCCACAGCCTCCGCTGCCACCCTCGAGGCAACTTTCTCGGCAGTCACCACCGCCTCTACCCTGAGCGCGGCGACCATCGAGTTCACGTGGCTCCTCACGCGGCGTTCGCCGTTCGTCGTGGGGGCATGGATCGCCGGAGTCTTCAGTCTCAACGCCATCATCGAGGTGCGACCGTGAACAACGTCCCGAACTGGCTCTGGCTGGTCATCGCGGCCATCCTGATCCTCGTGCTCTTCATCCTGCTGGGCCATCCCATCAAGATCGGATAGCCATGTCCCTGACCTTCGTCCAAGGTGACACCGCCCCAGATATCACCGCCGTCATCCACGAGGAGGACAACCCCCTCTCGATCATCGACCTCTCGACGGTCCTTGGGGTGCGGTTCCAGATGCGCCGCCTGAATGACAACCGGTACACGGTGAACGCGGCCGGGTCTGTCATTGACGGGCCCAACGGCAAGGTCAGCTACTCGTGGGGAGCGAACGACCTCTCCGTACCGGGTACGTACGTAGTCCAGTGGGAGATCACTCATCTGGGCGGTCGCATCCAGACGACCGTGCCAGAGGTGACGGTGACCGTCCGCCGCCAGTAGGTGAACGAGCCCCGCCCTGACCTTCCTCCGACGGAGGGGATGCTTCGGGTCTTCGCTGCCTACGTTCGCGAGGGGTCTCTCAAGGCGGCTGCCAGCAAGCTGGGCGTTGCCAACTCGACCGTCAAGAACCAGATGTCCGAGCTGTACGGCAGGCTGGACGTTTGCTGTGCCATGGATGCAGCCCAGAAGCTGGGCTGGGTCCGCATTCCCGGCGAAGAGCACCTACAGGAATGCAAGTGGACTGGCTATTGCAGCCATCCACTGGGGCACCGTGGGCACCATGGAGCGTTTCGCGCTCTGGTGCCTTCCACCATATGAGGGCGCTGGGGTAGCGAGAGCGTTGTCCACTGGACCAGCTCTAGAAATAGATCCGGCTGAGTGAACGAGTTTCGTGGCTTTGCGGCATCGACTTAGCTCTTGCCGCGACCCCCAGCGTCCCCTGTTACCCATGAGCCCTCGGGCGTGGAGGTGAAGTGAAGGTTCTGTGGCTGGTCTGCCACCCCTCCATCGTCCGTTCTCGCGAGTGGGGACGGTCTTCCTGAGATCACCTGATCGCCTGTTCTGACGCCCTTTGGCCTGCCGGTCGAGGGCGTTTTCCTTGGGAGTCCCCAGCCAGAGGTGGTCGGGGTTCACGCAGGGCGGATTGTCGCAACGGTGGAGGACTTGCATCCCCGCAGGGATCGGTCCCCGGTAGAACTCCCACCCCAAGCGGTGGGCGAACTCGATCAGCCCCTTATGCCCGGTCCTCAACTGGCCGTATCCAAACCTGTTGGTTGCTCCTTTCCACAACCAGCAGTCACCGCTCTTATCGACCTTCGTTTCCCAGCGTTCGCGCTTCGGGATCGACGGCGGACGAGGAGGCTCCCGATAGACACGCAGCAGCTTCTCTGGATCACCAGTCCGCTTCCAGCGGGTGTAGTGCTTCTGGCACCAGCCACGGCACACGGCTTCGGTGGAACAGTCCCTGATCGCGCATTCCATGCAGGGCAGTATAACACCGGGGCTCTGTCATGAGCAGGATATTGTGGTTGTCCGACGCGGGCTGCACGACGGGGTTCGCCCGCGTGACCCACGCCATTGGCGAGAGGCTCGTGGAGGACTACGGGCACCAGATCAGCGTGCTGGCCGTCAACCACCGAGGAGACTCATGGTCCTGCGAGCGACCGGGTCACGACCACCCGACACCGCTTCGTCTGTTCCGGCCCGACACCATCGTTGGATCGGATCTCTACGGTCAGTCTCGCATCCTCGAGATGCTGGGGAAGCTCGAACCGGACGCCGTGGTGATGCTCTTCGACCCGGCGGTCATCCTCACCCTGCTGTTCAAGAACCAGTACGACCCCCAGAACGTCCTGCTGCAGTACCGGCCGATCCTCTCGTACATCCCCGACGACGGGATCAACCTTCCTCCGCGCTGGACGACCATCGTGCCCAAGGTCACCAACGTCGTGGCGATGAGCAAGCACGGCCAGCAGGCGTACGAGGGCAGCAAGCTCGTCTACCACGGGGTGGACCCGGAGGTCTTCTGGCCCATCGAAGAGAGGCCGAAGGTCACCTCGAATGGGATCGTCTGCAAGACCAAGGCTGACTGCAAGCGGGCCTTCAACTTCGACCCTGACCACTTCCTCGTCGGAAGGGTCGACACCAACTCTGGCCGTAAGGACTACCCGGCTCTGGTGAAGGCGCTCTGGCCGCTGATGAAGAAGTACACCGACATCGACTGCCACTTCCAGTGCGAGGACGAGGGAAGCGGCGTCGGGATCAGGTTTCAGGCAATGCTCTCCCGGGAGAGCGCGACGGTTGACCCGATGCGCTTCCATTTCCCGGGCCTGCACTCGAGCTACGAGGGCTGGCCGCTCGCGGACCTCAACGTCCTGTACTCGGCTTTCGACTGCTTCGTTTCAACCTCAAGGGGCGAGGGCTTCGGCCTGACCCTCCTCGAAGCCGCAGCATGCGGCATCCCCATCGTGGCCCAGAACGTGTCCGCCATCCCTGAGGTGGTCGGACCCGGCGGGATCCTCCTCGAGCCCAAGGATCTGATTACGACTCCTGCGGGCGAGGACAACTGGCTACCGGATGCACCGGCATTCACCAACGCCATCGAGCGTCTCTACCACTCCAAGGGGTTGAGGCGAGATCTCGGGGCGGCCGGGGCGGCCCACGCCAAGACCTTTAGCTGGGACTTTGCAGCCCAGAAGTTCGACGAGTACCTCACGGCGCTGGTGAACCAGCCTCCCGCGAGTACTGAAGCGCCGGAGGCGATCTCATGACACTCCCCAAGAACATGGGCCCGTGGCCCGGTATCGAGGGATCCTCGCGGATCGTCCCCGACACGCTCTTCAAGATCTTCGCGCCGATGCTCAAGGCGAGCCTCGACTCCGACGGGAAGATGCGGCTCCACGGCATTGCCTCCTCTACGGTCCTCGACCGGCAGGGGCACGTGATCACCGCGTCCGCATTGGGCGACATGGAGACGTCGGCCAGCAACAACATGACGATCTTCCTCAACCACGAGTACAAGGTCCCCGAAGACGTGGCGGGATCGGTCGAGCGGGCCAGCATCCGCTCCCATCCCACGGATCCGGCGATCAAGGATCTGGTCCTCGACATCGTGGTCAACGAGGCGAACCCGCGTGCGGTCAACGCATGGCAGGCGATCCAGAAGGGAACGCAGCTCGGTCTCTCCATCGGGGCCCAGATCCCCGAGGGCGGAGCGCACCGCGACAAGAAGACGGGTGCCTTCGTCATCGAGCACGTCAACCTGATGGAGACCTCCCTCGTGGGCGTCCCGGCGAACCCGCGCTCGTGGGTCGAGTACGCGGTGAAGAGCCTGAACGGGATCACGAACGGCACGGACACCTCCCTCGAGAACGGCGTGCTCGTGGTTCGCGATCACGTCGATGCCATCGACGCGGCCATTGCGAAGGGCGAGACGGACGAGGAGAAGAGCGACCGCCTGCGGACGCCCGAGCCGATCCCCGGCGAGCTGGTGGTGGGCGAGCCCATCGAGCAGCATGAGCTGACCGGTCAGGACGATGGCAACCCCGCCAGCGAGGGCAAGGACGTCCCCGTGCGGGAGTCCACCGAGAAGGGCGTCGAGCCGGATCTCACGGCGGCCAAGAAGCCTGCCGACCACCAGCATCCCCACGCCCACGAGCACGACCACGCTCACGACCACTGGAACGGGATCTCCCATTCCCACGAGCACGCCCACACCCACTCGCATGCCCACGACGACGCCCATGAGCACGTGGACGACAAGCAGGGCAGCGAGCACGACCACAGCCACATGGACTCCTACGGGAACAACGAACACCCGCATGACGAGTCCACCAAGGGTGCCGAGCCCGACATCACCATGACCGGTGATGAGCTGGTCGAGCATCTGGCGGCGTATGCCGTCCCCTACATCGAACCCGTTGACGGCGATGGTGTCGTCACGGCCTCGCAGGAAGCTCCCGAGAGCGTCCCTGAGAACGAGGAAGGGGTCACCGCAAGTGACCTCACCGGGCAGCCCGAGGTGGCAGAGGTCGACGCGGCGCTCCATGCACTGGAGCCCACCGTCATCGCCTCGCTTCGTACCTCGAGTGACCTCCTGAAGGCGATCACCAGCGAGCTGATCACCACCAAGGCGGCGCTCGTCGACGTCACCGCCGAGAGGGATCAGGCCATGGAGGCGACCGAGATGGTCCTCAAGAACATGGACGTGATCCTGAAGGGCCTGTCCAAGACCCCTGTGGGTCGCCGCGCTGTCTTCCGCGAGTCGAGCGACACGTTCGCCAGCCTCAAGTCGGTCTACAGCGAGGAGTTCCTCACCCTCCTGAAGAAAGGTACGTAACCAGCATGGTGCTTTCACCTGAGCTGGCGGCCCTTCTCAAGGGAGTTCTCGAGACGCAGGAGCAGATCGGCGCGACTCTGCTCAAGCTGAACGAGGCCCCCAATGTTGCGACTCCCCCGGCTCCGGCCGTCGGGATGGAGCAGCAGAGTGCCGCAGCTCCCGAGACCAACCGTCGCTACATCACCCCCGATGAGAGGGACACCCTCTTCTCGACCCTTCGCACCAAGTCCATCGCCGAGATCACGACCCTGATCACCAAGCAGGCGTCGAAGGAGAACACGGGCATCCCGCTCGGTCTCTGGCTGAACACGGCGGGCTTCGCGGCCCAGAACGTCTTCAACCAGCTCGGCAGCAAGCTCGACCCGGACATCGCCAAGGCCCTCGACACGGGAGCCGTCGGCGCACTGATCCGGCAGGATCTCGAGCCGATGCTGTACGAGGTCTTTATCCGCTCCTTCCCGGCCTACGACCGGATCGCGAAGGAACCGGCCAACGGCCTCCTGCACGCATGGAACCAGATCACTTCGTACGGTGGTGCGAAGTTCATGGCGGAGCTGGGCACCGTCAGCGACGACAACAGCGTCTTCCATCGCGAGTCGACCAACGTGGCGATCCTCGCGACCCGGCGCGGCATCTCGCTGAAGAGCCAGTTCGCCGTCATGGCTGGTGGCATGAACTACAACCCCGAGGCCATCGAGCTTCAGGGTGGCCTTCGTGCCATGGCCCACACGATGCAGAAGGCGATCTTCGAGGGGCAGTCCACGGTCACGACCGGGACCGCCGCCGACGAGAGCGGCCTCTACGACGCGAACGGCTTCACCGGCCTTCGCTCCATCCTGAACACGGCCAACGCCGTGGATCTCGATCCCGCCACCAACCCCACGACCACCGGTAACTTCCGGCGGGCCGTGGACTCCGGCCTTCTCCCGGTCACCCAGTCGCAGGGCATGACCTCGATCATCTGGGGCCACCCGCAGGAGAAGATCACGTTCGACGAGCAGCAGGACCCCAACGTCCGTCTGGTCGCCCCGAACTACGTCAACATCGGTGTCGGTGCGACCGCGCAGGCGTTCAACACCTACGCCGGTCAGATCCCCTTCGCGGTCGTTCCGGGCGACTCCATCGCCTCGTACACCGACGGCGGTGGGACGAAGCGCCGCGACTTGTACATGCTGGACGAGGGCAGCATCACGATGCCCTACCTCGGCAGCCCGGGCCCCACGGTCCTCGAGATCCCCATCGGCATCTCGGGCCAGCTCACCCACCTGTTCATCATCTTCATGATGAACGGCCTCGCGGTGAAGGTGCTGCCGTGGAACAACAAGATCCGGGTGAAGGTCGCCTGATCTCGTTGGTGCTTGAGGGGGCCGAGGTCTACCACCCCGGCCCTCTCCACTCCTCGGAGGAACGATGCAGTACCTGACCCCGCAGCGGTTCATGGAGATGGGTCTGGGGATCGACGTCTCCGAACTCGACCCCGCCGAACTGATGGCCCTGATCGCTCAGGCCACGACTGTGGTCAACGGGTACTGCAACGTCCCCCGCATCCCGCAGCCCCACGACTTCCGAGGCGGCGTCATCACCAACGAGCGTCACGTCTGGCGCTACCCGGTGACCCCCTTCGAGATCGGGCAGCGGCGCTTCTATCCGTTCCACTGGCCGATCATCTCGGTCGAGTCGTTCCGCATCTACGTCACGAACACCCAGTTCGTCGAGATCCGCCCGACGGAGCTGATGATCAACAACACCGACCGCTACTTCGAGGTCGTCTCTCTGGCGCTCACCTCGACCGGTCTCTTCAACGCTCTCATCATCCCCAACGTGGGACTCGCCACCCCGGTGGCCGCCACCAACTACACCTACGGCTGGGACCTCCAAGAGGTCGACGAGACCCTCGTCGCCACGGACGGCCAGACGTGGAGGGCCCAGAACCAGTTCTGGTACAGCGACACGGATCGAGCCCCCGTGGTCAAGAAGAACGGCACGGTCATCACGACCGGGTACACCGTCGACTCGAACGAGGGCACAGTGGTCTTCGACACGCAGCTCGCCGCCAGCGACAACGTGACGGCCTCGTACCACTACAAGCTGCCGCCCGACATCCAGTACGGAGCTGCCCACATCGTCGCCTACCTCCACGGGCAGGCGGAGCTGCACTCCCGGGGCATGGCCCACCTCACGAGCGTGAAGGTGGCCGAGATCTCCATGACGCGGCGCGACCCGCGCCCCATCTCGTCCCTGATCCAGCAGCTCGACTCCCTCGTCCCCGAGGCGGCCATCCTTCTCTCCTCGTTCCGCGACGACAACATCACGGTGCGCTGATGCCTCGGCAGGACCGGTTCTTCACCGACAAGCAGATGGAGCGGATCCGCGACATCCCCCTGCTGGGGATGACCACGACGATCACCATCGAGCGGCGGACTGAGGCGACACCCCCGGTGGGTGGCGATTACGGGGACGACTTCCTCGCCTACCCGGTCACCAGCGAGAGCCGCAGACTCACCGTCAAGGGTTGGTTCTTCTCGACCCCGACTCCCCTTCAGGAGGTCGACTCGGGAGCCATCGTCACGGTCAACACCTACCGCCTGTACGTGCCGGTGGGGACGGACGTCCTCCCGGGTGATCACGTCCACGTGAAGACCGACGAGTACACCGTCAGCGACACCACCGCCGAGAGCACGTGGCTGCCGTTCCTGACGTGCAGCCTGAGGAAGCGGGATTGATCGACTTCGGGGCGATCCTGCAGGGAGCCTACGAGGGAGCCATTCAGGGCCTCGGGCTGGGTTCTCAGGTGGTGGTCCAGCGAGCCAAGGCCAGAGCCCCGGTTCGCAGCGTGTTCTCCGGCGGGCAGGGGGTCCGCACCAAGACGGCCGGTACGGTCGAAGCCCTCAGGGACGCCCGAGGAGCGATGGCCCGGGCGGGCAAGCCGCCCACCGTAGGGAAGGTCCCGGTCCACTGGAGGGAGCGTCGTCTGGCTGCGGCCAACAAGCTCCTGAGCCAGTACGACACAGAGATGAAGCGCCGCAAGGCGGGCTTCGTTCCTCAGAAGACGATGCTCTCGAGACGCGGGGCGTACGAGGTTCGCAGCGGGCGAGCCAACTTCGCCACATGGGAGCACCTCAAGGTTGGTGGAAGACTCCGTGGCGAGATCTACGCCACGGATCCAAGCATCTCCGGCGATCACGCCGAGATATGGGTCATCTCCCCGACGAGCTACGGCAGGTTTCAGGAGTACGGCACGCGCCACAACGCTGCCCACCCCTTCCTTCGCCCAGCCGCCGAGGAGAGCCGCAGTCAGGTAGCCGCCTTGGTGGCGGAAGGCGTTCGAGGAGCCCTGCCGCACGGGGTCACGAACGTCAGTATCGAGATCGTGGTGCGGCTGTGAAAGGGAGTGACTGATGGCGGCAACGTCCACCGTCGCCCCTGTCAAGAGAGCGGTCGTGCAGAAGCTTCGTGCTTCGCCGTCCTACATGTCCGCCATCGCAGGCGGTATTCATGAAGGGATCGCTCCCCGCAAGGTGAAGTACCCGTTCAGCGTCTACCAGATCGTGGCCTCGTCGTACGAATACGACTGGACCGGGGTGCTGATCAAGGCGCTGATGGACATCTCCACCTATGCGGTGAACCCCGTCGAGGCCAATAACCTTGACGCGCTCATCTGCGAAGCACTCAACGAGGCTGTGCTGAGTGTGGATGGGCAGACCAGCCTGCTTTGCCGCCGGGTCGCCGATCTGCCAACGGGGCCAGACGTCGACTCCGAGGGGAAGCGCATCTATCAGGTCGGGGGCACGTACTCGATCTGGACCGACCAGCGTCTGGGGACTCCCTGATGGCTGGGCGGAAACTGCATGGCAAGAACGCTGCGATCTACATCAACGGGGTCAAGGTCACCAACAAGACCGAGTGGTCTCTCTCGATGGCTCGTGACTACGCCGACGTCTCCACGTTCCGTGACAGGAACAAGGTGTACGCGGCGGGGCTTATGGACATCAGCGGGACCTTCGCGGGACTGTTGGACGTCGACGGGGACGCCCTCGTCCAGAGCAACACGGGGTCAGCAGTGACCATCGCCGTGTATGCGAGGGAGGGAGAACCCGCCGTCGCCTCAGGCCCAGCTTACGTGGACGCATCCGTGACGGCCAGCGTCTCCGACGCGGTTCGTTGCTCGGGCAACTTCAAGGCTGCCGGGGCGTGGACCATCGGTTAGTCCCCTGAAAGGACTTCTCCATGGCAGTAGGAGCAGGCACCAAGCTTCACGGCAAAAACGGTGCTATCTATCTCTGGGGCCCCAAGGGCACCGGCAAGAAGGTCACGACCAAGACCGAGTGGACGCTGAACCTGAACCGCGACTATGTCGACGCGACGGTGTTCGGCGACACGAACAAGACCTACCTCGTGGGTCTTCGGGACGTCTCCGGCACGTTTGCCGGTCTCCTCGACGTGAGCGGTGACTATCAGGTCAACGCCGCGACGAGCGACAGCATCGACGTCTATCTGTACGCGGATGACCGCGCCGGTTCCGAGCTGCTCATCGGCTACGGCCCGAGCCTGATCGACGCCGCGATCACCGCGTCCATCTCGGACGCGATCAAGACCACCGGCAACTTCAAGGCTGCCGGAGCGTGGACCGTCTTCACGGCCGGATCGCTCTAAGCCTAATCTCGTAACATCCGCGCTGGAGGTGGTGGAATAAAGCCCCTCCCGGCTTCTGCCGCCTCCAGCACGACAAAGGGATGGCGATGGGATATCTGTTCAAGACCATCCGGTCAGGGATCTTCAAGCCCGCCGGAACCGTAGAAATCCCCTTCCTCGGTGCGAAGGTAGGGGAACTCCAGTCGTGGACTCTCCAGCGGCGTGGCGATCAAGACCCGGATGCGGGCCTCTACGATCTCCACGCCGTCTTCTCATTTCTGAGTGATGCGCTCTGGAATGACCCGGAGTACGACAAGGTCGTGCTCTTGAACCTGAACCCCTACCGACAGTACAGGCTCGAGTTGGCCGAAGACTCGCGAACGGTACGTGAAGGCCGGAGCCTACTGATAGAGAAAGTGACGATCCACAACAATGACAAGAACGGCTGAAGCCCAGCACGGGAACTACGCCCGGTGGTACGCGAACCACCTCGAAGAGCTTCAAGCCAAGGCCAGAGCCAAGTACCACGGCATGACTCTGGTCCAGAAGAAGGCGCGTGTTGCTGCTCACCGCCTGCGACAGCACGGCGTCACCGCTGATTGGTACAGGGACCAACTCGTTGGTCAGGCTGGCAGATGCGCCATCTGTGGGAATGTGCTGGACCCGTCACGCAAGGGGACGCACATCGACCACGATCACCGCACAGATGAGCCACGGGGCTTGCTTTGCCCGTCTTGCAACCTCCTACTGGGCCATGCCCATGACTCGGAGGCGATCCTCGCCAAGGCCATCACATACCTCAGGAGTTTCCACAATGCCAAAGAACCAGCCGCTGACGCCTGACTTCCTCGAGGAGGAGGTCAACATCCGGGGCATCACGTACCACCTGCGGGAACTCTCCATCGGGGACTACGACGATCTGGTGACCAAGGCCACCAAGAAGGTCACGAACCCGATCACGGGAGAGGATGTCGAGACCATCGACAACGCCGTGCTCCTCAAGATGATGGTCCTGAAGTGCTCCTTCGACCCCAAGATCACGCCCGAGACTCTGGCGAGCTTCCCGATGCGGGCGGCCTTGAAGCTCAACACGACCGTCAACCGCATGCACTACGGTGACGAGCCGGAGTCCAAGAAGCCCATGAGCGCCGAGCCCGACGTGGATGAGGAGACCCCCAAGGGAAACGCCTGACCACTCGTGACCTCATCTTCCGCATCGCCCTGCGATACGGGAAGTGGCCTCACGAGGTAGCGCAGCTCCCTTTTCACTACTACCTCGCCTTGCGCGAGGACTGGGTGAAGGCAAACAGCATCGGCACCGAAGGCGAACGATTGCCCACGGCCGACGACGTCATAGATTTCAACGCTGAGACTCTCAAGGGGGAGTCGGTGTAGATCGCGGCGAGGCGATCATGTCGAACACGGAAGTCGAGACCATTGGCGTCAGGCTCACGCTGGACGCTGCTGGTTACATCGGAAAGGCCGAGGCGGTCACGGCGGCCAATAACGCCATGTCCACCTCGGCCCAGAAAGCTGCCTCCGGCGCGTCCCAGATGCGGGCTGCGGGTGGGGCTCAGGTGGCCGGTGGTGGCAGGGCCGTCACCGGCACTGGTCCGTCGACCTCGCAGATGGCCGCTGTCAATGTCCCCTTGACGGTGAACGCGGAGAGTCTCGCCACTCTCCGTGCCGCCATCATCAAGGGCATCGGCTCCATCCCGATCACGTTGACCACGAGCAGTACGGGGGGATCTGCGGATCTCTCCAAGTCCATCGGTTCGGCTCTTCAGGGGGCCGTTAGCAATGCCACCAACGAGGCCAAGAAGGTCGTCTCTGCCGTTTCGACCCCGGCCATTGGAACGCGCTCAGGGGCCGCCAGAGCCGTTGAGACGGCCGTTCGCAACAACATGCCCACTCGGGCCCACGGTGGCCCTGTACAGCAGGGACAGGCCGTTCTAGTGGGGGAGAGGCGTGCAGAGGTCTTCACCCCGCGTGCCTCGGGGACGATCCACGCCAACGCCGAGGAGTTCTACCGGAAGCAGGCCCAGTTCCGCAAGCGCGAGGCAGAGCTGGCCGCTCTCGAGTACCAGCAGCAGCGCCAGCACGAGCGGAACCTGCAGAGCTTCTCGCCGAGTCGCGCCCTCAGGCGCGTGCGTGACGCCGCTCTGCTCCATCTCGACATGGCTATTGACCGCCACGATCAGCAGGCTCCCCAGCGCCTGCCCCATCTCGCTCACGGCGGTCCAGCCCACAAGGGTGGACTCCCCCGGGGCTACCACATCGAGTTCTACAGCCCCCAGAGCAACGACTTCGATATCCGCAACTTCGGTGGTGGCCTGAACGAACCAAGCAACCGGTTGTTCAAGGCCGTCAAGAAGCCCCCCATCCTGTCCAAGGACTACGTGGCCGGGCTCATTGCCGTAGTCAAGAAGGGCGACAAGGTCGCGGCGACCTTCCCCTTCAGTTACCGCTCGGACCCCGAGCAGTGGGGCGTCCCCACTCCCGCAGGGAGCTTCCACCCTGACTACTCGATCACGGGTGTCGAGCACCGCAGGAAGGGTCTGGCGACTGCAGCCTACGTCAAGACGGAGCGGTTCACTGGGCGTCCCGTCGCCCCCTCGAAGGTCCAACTCACACGCGGTAAGGCGTTCTGGGCTCAGCCGGATCGGCCGTTCGGGAAGATCTTCGGGGATCGTCCCGTTGACGCACATGTGCTCTCCACGGCTGCCCGCGAAGAGGCTGACGACCGGAGTACGTTGGAGTTCGAGCGCATGGCGGCGGCTCGTCGAGCCCTCAACCCCCCCTCGGTTGCCCCAGACGCCACGCCGTGGAACGGGCCGGGTAATGTCCCCCCGATCCGCTCCTCGGCCTCCACCGCTGCCCTGTACCCGTCGCAGCCTGCTCACGTCCCCCAGCCCGCCCCCCTGTTCGGCCAGCCCCTTCCGCCGAGGGCTCGAACTCGGGCGCAGCGCCGCAACGATCCACAGGAGCAGATGCGCCGTGTCTCCTACGGGGAGAATGGTCCGTGGACTGCCACCTCGGAGTGGAACCCCTCACCTGCCCGTGCCCATGTCCCCCAGCCTGCCCCAGCATTCGGTGAGAACCAGTTCATTCCCGACCGCCCCGGCGTACGCTTCCGTGCTCGTGGTGGCGCGGTCGAGATCAGCCGCCTCCCCGGCGGCGGACCTCACTACGCCCCACGTCCTGAGGGGCTCTACCACGCCATTCAGGACACGATCAACCACTATCAGGACCACTCTGCCCCGGGTGGGTACGTGGGTGTGGCTCCTGTCGGCAAGGGCTACGCCGTGCAGCTCCACGCTCCGTCGGGCGAGATCGAGTCGTGGCGGATCCTGCGGAACATCAAGAAGGCCGGGTTCGGGGCCATGGCCTACCGGGCCACGATGGGGAACGAGGGTGGCACCTTCCCGCTCTCCGGTGGGCCACAGCCGCCCAAGGGCTACGCCGTCGGCATCGCGACCGGAACGTCGCACCTCGTCGAGGACCCCAGCAACTTCCGCGACTTCCTGAAGCAGTTCAACGCCCAGAAGAAGTCTCAGCTCGCGGCTGGCAGCTTCCCGCCCTACGTCGGGACGTGGCTCCACGAGGGCCAGATCCACATCGACCCCGCCGCCGTCCTCGGCCGCAAGCGCGAAGCGGACATGGTCGCTCGCGCCAAGGAGCAGCTCGCGTTCTTCGACCTGAAGCGGTTCGACGAGATCCCGACCAGCTCCCACAAGCTGCGCGCCAACGCCGAGCGGATCCAACAGCTCATCATGGCTGGCCGCAAGCGCGAGTCGGGGGGAATGGTCGAGAACGTCCGCCTGTCGACTCTGCTGCCCCTGCTCCGCGAGGACCGGGAGACGTACCCACGCACCGGACAGGGTGCCACCGATCTCGGTGAGCTGACCGGCGACATCGCGGCGCGTGGCATCCAGAAGCCCATCGCCCTGCGTTACGACCCGTCGCACCACGCGGCCATGGTCGACGATGGCAATCATCGCCTCGCCGTGGCTCGTCGACTGGGTCTCGAGACCGTGCCCGCCTACGCGATCAGCAGCGGTCCCCAGAGCAAGCGCCACTACAAGCTGGTGGGCCTCTCGGGCTCGCCGGTCGACGCCCCTCGCGGCGCTCTCCTCGCCCCCAGCAGCATCGGCCTCCGAGCTGACGGCGGCTGGGTGGTGCCATCCTCCACTCCCAAGAACCCCCTCCGTGGCCTGATGCGGCTGCCTGAGAACGCCCGCGATCTCCATGCGAACATCCGTGCCCACGCCGAGACGATCAAGCCCGAGGTGGTCAACGAGGCCCGGGACTGGTGGACCATCGCTCACGCGCAGGCCGTGGGTGACCTCATGGACCCGATCATCGGCGGGAAGACGAGCTGGCAGTCGCTCGGGATGGATGCCCTGTCGGGTCTTGGCGCGTTCGCTGCCGCCTCGTCGGGTCAGGAGTGGCGCTCCAACCGTGCCATCGTCCGCCATCTGCTCGAGACCGGAGTCCCCCAAACCTCCGGCAGCTCCAACGTGCCCGGGTTCGGCGAGACGTCCTTCTCCGCCGGTCGGGGCCTTGGCCCCATCGAGGACGCATGGGCGTTCCTGATGGGCCGCGAGGACTCTCCGACTGGGCCCAAGCGCGGCGCGATGTTCCAGAACATCACTGGCCTCGATCCGAACGCCATCACCTACGACTCCCGCATGTCCCAGATCATCACCGCTGCTCGTCGCCACACCGGCCCGAACAGCAAGACCTTCTGGAAGGCTCCCGCCGGGAGCGACATGATCCGCAAGCTCGGCATCGGGGCGATGGAGGACCTCTACCCCGAGTACGCGAAGCGGTGGGACCTCCACAACCTGAGCGAGTTTCAGGCCATCCTCTGGTCTGGCCTCGACACGAACGTCAACGCCGCCCACAAGGGCGCTGGCCTCGGCACGGACTGGCTCAGGACCCAGCGCGGCATCTCGATCCCGCGTCATCCGGGGCTCGAGATCCCCTTCCATCGAGCCGCTGGTGGCCCTGCTCTGGGGGGCATGACTCCGCCCCTCAACCAGATCGCCAAGCCCGGGTTCGTCTCGTCCATGTTCCAGACCGCTGCCGACTGGGCCAACGATCCCTTCATGGCGATCATGGCGTGGCAGCAGCAGGCGGCCCAGCACAAGGCTCGCGGCGGGTACGTGCCGAACCGCGACTGGGAGCGTCGTCGCGAGCGCCTGCGCCAGTACCGCGCTGGTGTCTTCAATCCCAAGCGTATCGAGCGTGTCGGACCTCCCCGCCTGAACGAGGACTTCGTCGGAGCGCCTCTTCCCTTCACGGGTGGCACGCTGGTCGGCGACCGGCGCTGGAACGAGACCATGGGGAGTCTCAATGACCCCCGACGTTGGACTCGGGCCTTGGCCGGGAACTACATGCGCGGCGTCTACGGCACCAACTGGACCAAGGGAGGGCACGCCGAGGGGGGCCCCGTTCTGGGCCCACTGCAGCGCCGCATCCTCGGCCTGCCCGAGCCTCCGAAGGTCGAAATGCCGAAGCCGGTCGAGCCCTTCGAGCCCGAGTGGTTGAAGCGCGCCCGCACGTCGAAGCTCCCCCCGAAGATCTACCGCGAGGGCGGAGGGCCGGTCAGCCACCTCTTCACGGTCGCGGACCAGCTCGGCCTCCACATGCGTCCCTCGGCCCACCTCGCGAGGATGGCGGCCGATTTCGACGCCTTCATCAGCGTCGAGAACCTGACCCGTGGCATGCCGCAGCGCGGCGTGGTCGACGCGAAGTACATGCACCACCTGCTGGCGCTGGGTGCGCGGCAGGGTGACCAGCTCCGGCTCCGTGCCACCGGCACCGACGCGGAGGCGGCAGTTCGCGCCATCGGCGGACTGATCGAGAGCCCCGGGCTCACCCGGATTGCCTCGGCCAACCGCTCGCTCGAGCGGGTGGATCCGCAGCGCATGCGGGCAGCCGAGATCTTCGCGAAGTTCACTGGTCGCGAGGGCGGTGGTCCCGTCATGTCGCCATGGGTGCGACGTGCGCTCGAGAACAACCTTCCCGCGAAGGAACTGTCTCCCGGCGGCAAGGGCCTGTACATCGTCGGCGAGATTGGCAGGGAGCTGTTCGTCCCCAAGCCCCTGACGCCCCTGATCCCCAAGAAGGTCATGGACCAGATCCCGAAGGCGCAGGGCGGCATGCAGGTGATCGGCCAGAAGCCGAACAGCCTGTTCGCGCCCCCCGAGGACGGGATCATCGTCCCCAACCGCCTGATGGATCAGGTCCCGCATGCAGCTCGTGGCACGCGCACGGAGCGAATGCGGGCAGCAGCTCAGGAGGCTATGGCGCGGGCTGACGTGTGGGGAGAGCCCGGACCCATCCCCTTCCTCGAAGCTACCCCTCCTCCGCCCCGGAGGCGAGCCGCTGCGTACTCGGCACTGCCCGAGGTCGAGGCCATCGAGCGCGTCGAGCGCGAGAAGATCATCGCCGCCACGGTGAAGAAGGCTCGTTCCGGCCGCGCCCAGTACATGCCCTCCCGCGAGAACATGGGCGAGGAGCTGGCGGTCATGCGGGCCGGGGCTGGCAAGGTGATGCCGTCTCGCACCCCTGCAGGTGCTGTCGCGGCCATCGGCTCGTTCCTCTTCGGCGGCGTCCAGCAGATGACGAAGGCGGAGCGCGAGCGCGTCGAAGCCGCCAACGCCTACACCTCGGCCTTCAACCGGACCAACCGGACTGTCGGCGAGGGACGTGCCGCTCAGGTCGCCCTGCGGAAGGATCTCGACGAGGGTCGGATCCATCAGGCTGACTACTCCAAGGCCCTGCGCGGCGTCGTCGAACCGATCCGCGAGGCGAAGAGGGTCGAGGCCCAGCGGCTGGATGTCCTGAAGGAAGCCACCGCCAAGGCCATGCCCACCACGGGCGGCGTCCTCAAGAACCTCGGCGTGATCATCGGGGCCACCACTGCTTACGGCATGGCAATGCAGCTCGCCTCGACCGTCATCACCGACGCCGCGATCCCGGCGTTGGGCAAGGTGGTCGACCAGTTCACTGGCTGGAAGTCAGCGTTCACCGCCACCACGACGGCCCTCGGACAGGCCACGTACGAGGCCCACGGCAACACACAGGCCACGCTGGCGCAGGCTGGGGTCACGGCTGGCCTGTCGAAGGACATGCTCGCGTTCGTCTCTGACGCTCTGTCTGCGTCGGTCAATGCCAAGGCTGGGGCGAGGGCGCAGCAGGAGACGTCCAACCTGTTCCGCGCCACCATGGGTGCTCAGAACCAGCAGGCCCCTCAGGGGCTGTTCGGTGGGTACGGCGGCTTCCTTGGGTCCAGCCTGTTCGCAGAGCAGATGGGCGGAGGCAAGGGCTTTCAGGAGATCGTCGCAGGTGACGTGAACACCGCCAGCCAGCCGGGTGGAGGCGGGGGTCCAAGCGAGGCCATCAGCAACGCCACCAAGTACCTGACGAGCGACTCGTTCAGGACATTCGTGGACTCCCAGAACGGCGGGAAGAGCCTGATCCCTCGCGCTCCCATCGTCGCCGACCTCATGGATTGGATCTCGCCCCCACCCCCGAACCCCGGGGCCTTCAAGACCCCCACGCCTGAGGCGATGGGCAACCTCACCAAGTACCTCGACGACCTGAATGCCGCCGGGTCGCGGGCACAGGACAACCTCGGCAAGACCACGAAGGTCACGTACGAGTACACCAACAGCCTCGACGAGGTGGCAAAGGCGTCGTTCATCGCCAATCAGGCGAACGACCAGAGCGGGATCGACCTCGCCCAGAAGTCGCACGTCATCGTCAAGATCAACGGGGAACTCGCCAAGAGCGCCAAGGAATACACGGACGCCATCTCTCAGGTCAGCTTCGGGAAGACCATCATCGAGGCCGGTGTCTGGGCCCAGATGAACCTGCGCCAGCTCAACGCCCAGAAGCAGGCCCGGGTGGCCCAGCAGCAGCTCACCATGGCCCTCGAGATCCCCTACGCCACGACCAAGAACCTGCTGCAGCAGCCCCTCGTCGCTCCGGGCCTCGGGTTCTTCCCCGGTGCCACGACCGGGAAGCCGAGCGCGGCTGCGGCCGGAATGACCGGTCCTGCGGCAGGCATGGCCCAGCAGGCTCTGGCCTCCTCGGCTGGGTCGAACGTCAGGTTGGGTGCCATCGCCGGTCAGGGCATGGTGCAGGCGCTCAATCAGGTGGGGCAGTTCAATCCGGCCTCGCTGCCCAACTTCGCCATGCTCGCTATCCAGTCCCAGATGTCGGCGGCGAGGATCGCTGACCTGACCACGAAGATGGGCAAGCTCAATCAGGAGTCGAGTCAGTTCAACTGGGACAACCAGATCCGTATCGCCACGCGGACCCTCGGGGACGCCCTCGGGATGCTGGGCAAGGCCGGTGGCACGGCTCTGGGCAAGATGGAAGGGGCGATGCACCGCCTCGACATTCAGGGCACCCAGCTCGGCCTGCAGCTCCAGCAGCGCGGCATCACCACCGCTCTGGCGCAGGCTCAGTTCCAAGCTCCCGGTCAGACAGGCGAGGAGCGGTTCTTCGCCCAGAAGGAAGCCATCGCCAAGGCCGGGATCCAGCAGGAGCAGTTGAACATCTCCACGCAGCAGTTCAACCTCTCGAAGCAGATCTGGATCGAGAACGCCAACCGCTCCGCGACGGACGCCCAGAAGGCCATCACCAGCATGCAGTTGGCGCGCAACGCCGAGGGCTACACCATCGCGGCGCAGGAGGCCATCGCCAAGGAAGGCCAGATCATGGCGACCAAGGTGGCGGGCATGGACGCCATCCTCGGGACCGCCACCGGCAACTGGGGCGACGTCCTCTCGGCCGCCACGCAGGGTGTCGGCCAGTTCGCGGGCACCCTCAAGGACGGCACCGACGCCCTCCGCAAGATCCTCGGGTACTCCCCCATCGTCGCCGGGAACGGCGGTCGGAACGACGGAGGCAAGGCCACGGGATATCTGGCTACCGCCTCTCGGCCCACCGACATCACCTTCGGCGAAGCTGGAACCGAGACCGTAGCCGTCCTCCGCAACCCCCGTGCTGGCTCTCTGGCGGCGACCGGCGGGGCCTCTGGTCCGGTCACCGTCAACATCAACGGGCCCGTGGTCCGCAATGAGCAGGACATCGCGGAGCTGGCTCGCTGCGTGGCTATCGAAGTCGAGAAGAGCCTCGCCCGCAAGGGTCAGATGTTCGGCCTGCGCGGTGCGGCCGTCTGATGGACGTCGAGGAGGCGGTCGTCACGATCACCGCCGGGACGTCCGACATCTCGGCCGACGTGATCTTCACCCAGACCAACTTTCAGGTGGCGGCCTCTGCTCAGCCGGGGTCCTGCCAGATCACCGTGAGGGGGCTCCATCCCGAGATCACGGAGGGCGATCTCCTCGCGCTCTACATCAACGGTCGAAGGATGTGGTGGGGCTACCTGTTCATCAAGGAGCAGGGGTTCGTCTTCCCCGACAAGCCAGAGCCCCGCTTGATCCTGCACGGGGTCGACCTGAACATCCTGTTCGACAAGCTGTTCCTGTACAACCGAGCCCACCCCGTGAAGTACCCCGACGGTGGGGGCACGTACAAGCGCATGAAGGTGACGCTCGACGACGGCAAGAACACGGGCTACGTGGTCTCGGTCCCCATCCACACGATGGACAAGACCTACATCCAGACCATGATGAAGGACTTCGACCTCAACAAGGTCAGCCCCACCATCAAGTACGGCCAAGCCCCCTTTGCGCCCAGCGACTGCAAGATGGTCCCCATCAGCGAGATCAACACGGGCGACACCCAGAACACGTGGACACCCCCTTCGGCAGGGACCTCGCTGCGGGCGTTCTTCACCGACGTCTCGAGCAACATCATCCGCAGCCAGCCGGGATCGGCCATCTGGTACATCGACCCCGACGGCTACATCGTGTGGCGAGAGCAGGACTACGAGCGGGCTCCGTGGTCGGTAGGCGACAACGCCGGGAGCATCGCCTGCAAGAACCTCTCGGTGACCACCGACATCTCGATGCTCAAGAACGACGTGCTGGTCTTCACGGGGACTCTCGACCCCACCCCGACGTCGACGCAGGAGTTCCTGAGGTTCGTCCACAAGGTGAACAACCCTTCGGTGAACCTGTTCGGGCGCTTTCAGTGGAGCGAGGTGATGGGCTCCGACTGGATGCAGGGCATGGTCAACGCCCGGGCGAACAAGCTCCTCAATCAGGAAGGCACCCCAGCGATGCGGGCCTCCTTCACGGTCTACAAGCACGGCCTCTTCCCGGGCCAGATCGTGAGCATCTTCTCGGGGGTCCACACTTTCACCACGTATGACCCCGTGTTCGGGCTCCAGACGAGGGACGGGGTAGACCTCCCGATCCGGGCCATGTCCATGAGCTTCCCGACTCCGACCACGGTCGAGTATCAGGTGACGTGCTCGTACGACACGCAGGATCCGTGGGGTCTGCTCCTCGCCCTGAAGCGTCCTCCCACGAGGGGTCTGGTCCAGCCCAACTTCAACGTTATCTCGCGGCAGGACCCGAAGGTCGACTACCCCTACGTGGTGGCCTCGCCCATGACGCTGGTCAAGGAGTGGCCCGCACAGATGTCTGGCGGGAAGTGGCAGTGCTCCTACGCCTACGTCAGGGGCAGCCTGACGGTGGTGGTGAAGGGCCTCCGACAGACCGCGTTGAACAGCCCCGACAGCACGATCAAGGGCTTCATCGAGGTCGACCCCGACAAGGGCATCTTCCAGACGGATCCCTCGGCCCCGGGCCGCCCCTACATCGAGTACCACGTCTGGCACAATCTGGACGCGAACGCAGTCTGATCGGCGGCCAATCCCATGGTCGGAATGAAGACCAATCCCATGGCGAGAACGACGAGGAGCCCCGGAAGGGGCTCTTTTGTTGTGCCCGGTGATCGCTGATGACGGCGTCTTTCGACCCTACCGTCTTTGATCTGTCGGTCTTCGAGTCGGGGCTGGGGGTTTTCCTCGACGCTGAGATCCGGCTGGACAAGGCATTCAGGATCGACGCGGTTCTGGTTCGAGCCTTCTCGATCAACGCCGTCGTCAAGGCCACCGCTTCTTCTTCCTTCACTCTCAATGCCCGCAAGAACCCGACCGGTAGCTTCACCCTCAAGGCCGTCATCAAGGGTCCTCAGGCTGGGTCTTTCCACCTCGACGCCATCTACGACAACGAGACTCGAGCCCGTGTTAGCCAGTCTCCGGTCGAGGTGCTGGTCGCGCCGACTGGTGCCTACGCTCGCGTCTCTCAGGTGGTCATCGAGGTTCTGCACGAGCGGACCAACGGTCGAGTCCTCTTCGACGCCGTCATCAAGGCGAGCCCGAGCGCAGGCTTCACGATCTGGGCCGCCATCGGGACGGGTGCTGGCTTCACCCTCGACGCGGCGTTCGCTCCGCTTCGCTTCAGCGTTGACGCGATCAGGGCGAAGCCCGCTACAGGATCCTTCGCCGTCGCGGCCGTCATCCGGCTGACGAACCAGAAGGCGTTCGCGATCAGCGCGGACCTCTGGAGGACCCAGACAGGGTCGATCCCCGTCGGCGCGATCCTCACCCAGCTCGTCGTTCACCCGGTCCACGTCGACGCCTTCGTCCAGCCCTACTTCTGGATCAACGCTCGGATCGACCTCGGGTTCCATGCCGACGCGGTCGTGCTGGCCCACCGCACCGGGTCATTCACGGCCAAGGCCGCCATCTTCGGGCCGCGCTCAGGATCGTTCACGATCAAGGCGGTCTTCAGGACCACCTACGCGGGTTCTTTCACCCTCGACGCCGAGACTGTCCCGGCTCACTTCAGGGTCGACGCGATCAAGGGCGCGACCATCGTCTCTGGGTTCGCAGTCAACGCGCAGGTGGGTGGCGGCGGGTCGTTCATCCTGATCAACGCGGTCATCCTCGCCACGGTTGGTCCCGGGCTTCGACCCCTCGCCTTCCCCGGCACCAGTAGGACCCGTGGTGGGCTGACGGCCAACGCCCTGTCCCCCGCGTTCCCGATCAGCGCCGGGGAGCAGGCTGTCGTTGTTGTCGACTCGCCCCCGAGTGACGGCGGAGACCTGAGCATTGCCGGGGCGATCACTGGCTACCCGGTCTCCACGGATCTGGGCGAGCACGACGTGGTCGCCGTTCCCGGCGTCTACTACGTCGCCTCCTTCAAGGACAATGTCTACCGGCCCGCCCTGACGGGTGCTGGTTGGTACAAGGACTGGAGCACGGGCCTCCCGTTCACCATCGGGGCCTTCATCCAGCCTCGTTTCACCATCGACGCAAGGTTCGTCTGGACCTTCGGCTCCACCTTCACGGTGGCGGCCTCGCTGCGCCGTCGACAGGCAGCAGCGTTCACCATCGGGGCCTTCATCCAGCCGACCTTCACCCTCGACGCCCGGATCGCGTCTCGCCACTTCTCCATCGACGCATGGATCAAATGCGAGTTCACCCTCGACGCATGGTTGAGCCGCAGGGTCACGGGGTCCTTCACACTCGATGCCTTCGTGCGCGGCGTTGTCAGGATCAACGCCATTGTCATTGGCACGCGGTCATTGGCGTTCACGGTGGCGGCGTGGAAGACGCACCCGGTCTTCGGGTTCTTCTCGATCTCGTCGTGGGTCCAGCCGCATTTCGAGGTCGATGCCTCCAAGGTCATCACCTACTACCGCCACGACGACCGTGGCATCCATCTCGATGCGTGGAAGATCTCGGGGATCAGCTCGAGCTTCACCATCGACGCTCGCATCCGACCCCACTTCAAGGTCGACGCCGTCATCGTTGGGCGGAGTGCGTGGACATTCAACGTCGACGCCTACGTGTCCAACGCGAAGCTCGGCAGCTTCACCGTGGCTGCCTTCATCGAGGGCTACTTCCGGCTCGACGCCACCCTTCTGAGGGTCACCCTCGGGTCGGTCCTTCTGGACTCCGCCATCGTCCGCCGCCCGCAGGGCAGCTTCACGATCAGCGCGGGGATCACGGGCTTCCTGATCAACGCCGTGATCAAGGGTCGCCAGCAGGCGTTCTTCTCGATCTTCGCGTACAAGACCAACACGTGGAAGAGGGGCGGCTCGTTCACGATCTTCGCCGAGAAGTACGACGCCTCCGCGTACTGGGACCAGTACTGGGAGCTGTGGCTGCACCCGCATTTCTACCTCGATGCCATCAAGGCAATCCACCCCACTGGCTCGTTCAAGGTCAGTGCGGCGATCATCCTGCCGGGGCAGCCGATCACCAGCATGTTCCTCGACGCCGCCATCGTCAGGACTGGTAGCGGGGACTTCCTGATCGAAGCGTTCATCTCGTCCATCCACACCGTGGTCTACGAGGGCGAGGGAGAGGTTGTCAGCGTTCTCGAGAATGCCAGCCAGCTCCTCGATTTCCCCGGCGCGAACATGGTGCTGCCAGATGGGTCGGCAGGTGATAACGTCCTCTCTGGCCCGATCTGGTTCCCGGCTTACCAGCCGGTCACGATCACGATCTGGGGCGATCTCAGCATCCCGCAGACGGCCATCGGGATCGACTCCGCCAACGAGAACCTGTGGGCGCGTCCAGCTCCGGGGGCAGACTCCGCTCAGGGCCCCGGCCAGATCACGGTGGTACGCGGGCCCACGACCATCATCACCTTCTGGCCGTCGTACTACTTCGAGCCCTACTACGTCTACGCCTACACCGATGGTGCCTATAAGCCGTCTATGGCTGGAAGCGGCCTGCTGACCTACAGCCAGCAGATAGATCGCATCCTGTCGTACCCCGCTCCGACCATCGACGCATGGATCGTTGGCACTCTGGGCGACCCGATCACCATCGACGCGGAGATCGTGGGGCTGACGAAGCAGTCAGCCTGCACTCTCGATGCCGAAATCGCCCCTCAGGGCGAGGTACGTGGCTCGTGGCTGCTGGATGCCAGCATTCTGGGTGCAGGCGGGGCGTTCTTCTACGTCTTCGCGAACGTCGCCGCACGTGGCTTCACGCTGGACGCCTGCTTCTATCAGATCCACTTCACGGCCGACGCCTTCATCCAGCCCTACCTGTACATCGACGCTGCCGTCACCCGGGGTGGGTCTGGCTCCTTCCACCTCGACGCATGGTCCTACTTGCCCACCAAGGCTGCGAGTTTCGTGGTCGAGGCAGAGATCGTGGCGGCCGGGGACCGGCGCGGATCGTTCACGCTGGACGCCCTCGTGCTCGGAGAGAAGCGCGGTCAGAGGATCTACCTCGCTGCGAACATCGCGATGGAGCCTGCTGCTATCACCCTCGACGCCATGGTGGCCCCATGGTTCGGGATCGACGCATGGATCGCGCCCGTGGGCGGGGGTCTTGGTGCGTTCACCATCGGGGCCTACGTCAGGGGCTCGTCCTTCATCATCTTCCCCGAGGATGGTGGTGCTCCGACCGACCCGCTGGGCAACCCGCCCGCCCTGAGCCGTGAGTTCTCCATCAAGATCGAGGCAGGGATCCCTCGCCCCATCCCCATCGGCAACGACGCGGAGATCGAGCGCCTGATCACCCTGATCCTCGAAGCCGAGGCGGAGCTGGACGCGCTCTACTGCGCCGTCGAGAACTTCACTCCTCAGGGCTACACCGCAGTGAAGGGCCCGAGCCCCAACCCGTCGGGTGGCGGCTACAACCGTGGCAGCAGCCTGCCGGGGGCCATCAGCCAGATCGGCTACCCCAACGCGGGCGACATCGACGACTGCTGGTTGGTTGCCACCGTCTGGGCTGCGGTGGCGTCGGGGCAGACGTACCGACCGGACGCCACCACGTACCGCCGCGCCGCCATGAACCCGGATCGCCCCGGGCCCACCGGTGGTACGGCCGACCAGACCTTCCGTGGGGCGAAGGGCTGCTGGCCGGGAGCCAACATCCGCCGCTACGTCTCGACCGACTGGAACGGCTTCACATCGCTCCTGAAGGCTGGCTGGGTGGCGTCTCTGGCCGTCAACTCCGGGGCGCTCCCGGGCTACCTCCAGTACGGCTTCTACGGCCTCCACCAGATCGGCGTGGCCTACCAGAACGGTCAGTACTACGTCGACAACCCGCTGATGTCGAATGGCACCAGCCCCGTCTCCATCGACGAGATCGCTCTCCGCACTGCAGCTCGCGGCTTCTCAGGTGGCGTCATCTGCGCCACCATGTTCGGGTGATGCCATGACGGAACGCGCCTTCAACTCCTCGGACGCGGCGGAGATCACCCGCCTCAAGAACCTGATCGCCGAGTACAAGCGCCAGCTCGCAGCGATCCGTCTCACCGACCCCGTCGAGTTCTGGTACGACGAGCTGGGCCGGATCCAGCGGCTTATGGATCCCATCCTCATCATCCCCGACGAGAAGAGGACAGACGCTCAGGACGCTCTGCTCGAGAAGCTGCAGGCCCAGTTCGATGCGGCCATGACCCGCTACCGGATCGCCCGCGAGCCGGTGAGGGACTGGTACGACATCACCGGGGACGTGATCTGGAACGCTTGCGAGTTCACGCAGGTGGCTCGCACCGGTCCCGGGAGTTTCATGATCACCCTGAAGGGTGCTCACCCCGAGTTCAAGGGCGGCGAGCAGATCCACTTCTCCATCGACGAGCTGCGGGTGTTCGGGGGCTGGGTCACCACCGTCGAGGACGGCTACTTCTTCTCGGACTTCGCGCAGCCCAAGACCATCCTGCGGGGAACCGACTTCAACATCCTCTTCGACCGTCTGGCCGTCCGCAACTACCCGTGGGAGTTCGCTCACGGCAGCCAGATGATGATGGGCCCTTACGGCATGTGGCCTGCCTTCAAGCAGGGCACCATGGACAGCGTGATGATCGACAGGGTGTTCGGGACGTACGTCCTGCCCGATCTCCCGGTGGGCTTCGACTACAAGACCGGGGTCGAAGCCGTCGCGACCCCAGCCCCTGTCGCGTCGTGGGTCATGCCCACCTCGGGCTCCAACCTGCGGCGCTTCATGCAGTCCGTGAGCCAGATCACCTCGGCCGTCTGGCACATCGACCCCTACATGGTGCTGCAGTACCACGACCGCCTGAAGGTGACGGCTCCCTTCCCGCTGACAGACGGGCTGGGCGGTATCAGCTCTCGTGGGCTCTCGATCTCTACCGACATCAGCCAGATGATGAACGACGTCCTCGTGTGGGGCACCCTCGCCAAGACGGTCGAAGGCGAGATCATGGTCTTCCACGAGATCGGTGACGGGCACTGGCTCGAGCGGTACTGGCTGGCTGCGGTGGAGGCGAACCAGAGGTACATCAACAACATCCTCGCGGTGCCCGCCAACAAGCGGAGCAAGTACCAGAAGGACACCCTCGCAGCGCACCGGGCGCGGCTCATCGTCTACAAGGCGAACCTCGCCAACGCTCGGGCCCACCCGGACGTCGACTCCATCGCCAAGTACGGACGCTGGCAGGCGGCCGAGTTCAGGCAGGACATCCACCACCAGAAGTGGATCGAGCTGCGAGCGCGGGCGATCATGCTCCGCTTCGACGATCCCATCGTGCATGCCTCGGCCACGGTCTGGGATCCCGGCTATCAGGCGGGCCACGTGGTGACCGTGAAGTCTTCGGTCTACGGAGTCAGCTTCAACCTCGTGATCCAGTCCCTGAAGATCAGCTTCACGGTCGCCAAGGAGCCCCACAGCGGGAAGTGGTTCGCCCTGCCCCAGTACGATCTCGTGATGGGCCTCGACCCCGAGGCACCGTGGAACATCTACGACTACCTGCCCTACCCCAACGAGAGCACGCCGGGGCTGCGGGGCGACACCACCGGAGGTGGATGAGTGCCGAGTCCGAGTGCGAGCGAGGTAGGCCAGAGGCGGTTCTGGAACAACATTCAGGACCGGCCGGGGATCATCTTCATCGGGAGCTGGACTGGACTGCAGGGCGCTGCTCTGTGGGCAGGCAACCCCATTGCGACCCCGGTCGTCAACGCGCAGACCGGCTTCGTCACGGGGACCGCTCCGGCAGTGGACTGGCAGCTCGTCTACACGGGCGAGGAGCTGATGACAGGCGTCCTGCCATTCCCAGTTCAGTTCAAGACGTGCCGGTTCTGGAAGATGACATATCAGGAGTCTCGGGCCCCCCTGCAGGAAGCAGGCTGGGAGGGCACCAACGAGTGGATCCTGAAGCCCTACTCGACCGACATGGATCTCATGGGCCCCAACTCGTGGATGCGAGGCAGAGACTGGCGGACGGCCAACCTCTTCTACGACTCCTGCCCCTTCGCCATCCCAACCACGCTTCACTACACGGCCAAGATCGAGATCGGGGGGAGCGGCTATCCCACCTACGGGTTCGGCGGTGGAGGCAACCTGTATGGCTATCTCAACGACAAGTATTTCGGGCTCAACGGGTTCGGCGGAAACAAGCCCAACATCGGGATCGGCGGGAAGCTGTCTGCGGTGGGGGACCTGTCGAAATCCTACGGTGGGTTCTGGGGGGCCTTCGGGATCAACGCTGGCCTCGCCCACCCCGGACCCTACTCGTGCGAGGCGGAGTGGGTCTTCGACCTCTGCTGGCGGCCGGAGGCTGCGGCGATGATGGCTCTCAACGGCCAGATCTCGCACCTCAATCCACCTGCCGATGGGCAGACCGAGGGCTGGGGCACCGACATGGTCCCAGTGCAGGACAACACCATCGACAAGGAGGACGGGTCGAGTGAGACCTATCTGCAGTTCTCGGTCGACGTGAGCGGAGCCCGGGAGACGATGAACGTCTACACCACCACCGGGAAGCAGCTCCAGTACGGCACGGACTACGTCCACGACTCCTGCGACAAGAGCGGGCGCTCGTACCGGCTCGCACCCGGCGCGATCCCTGCCGATCCGTGCGGTGGCATCTATCGCCTGATTGTGACCTACCTCGTGCAGGCTGCCACCCTGAGCAGGGGAAAGCGGTCTCCCCGCGAGATCGACACCAACGTAGGCCATGACCGCCTCGCCGGTCACGACATCAGGGGGCTGTGATGTTCGACCCCAAGCTCAACACGCTGGCCGACTTCGTCGATCACTACAAGCAGTTCGTCAACTGCGACGAGGCCGTCGACTTCGGGTATAACCACACGTGGGACGACGACCCACATCTGGCCCCGATGGAGTACGTCTACGTCTGCATGCGGGACTTTCTGCCTGTCCTCTCGCCGACTCTGCGCTGGATGGGTGTCGCTCGACTGGGTGACGAGCCATTCTGGGCGGCCCGAGCATGGATGACGATCAAGGGGCTGACGGACGAGGAGTACCACTTCCTGTTCGCGAGGGGCTACCCCAAGGAGAAGTTCGCGGAGCGGGTCCTGAATGGCACCTTGACCCCCGGCTCGCGTGCTATCGTCACCCCAGCGGCACCGGGAGGGGCAGCTCCATAAGAGGTGCCCACTCGTGACCCAGATCACGGATTTCCTGAACAACCCTCTGGTCGCTCCGCTCTACGCCCTGCTCGTCGTCGCCATCGTCGACATGCTGCTGGGCGTGTACCGCTCCATCCAGCAGGGCGTGTTCGACTGGAAGAAGCTCCCCCAGATCCTTGACTCGACCGTCCTCCAGAAGGTCATCCCTCTGGCGGGTCTCGGAGTCGCTTCCTACTTCGTCGCCGACGGCAACCTCAAGACGGGACTCGAGCTTGCATACATCACTGGTGCGAGCGCGGCTCTCGCTGCGGAGGTGGCGAGCTTGATCTCGAAGGCAACCGGGTCCTTCGTCGCCACCACGGTGGCGCAGGACAAGGGCACACCCGTGACGTTGACCGCACTGACTGCGGAGACCGTTTCGCCGGGGTTTGCCCCAGAGACATACGTTTCGCCGCCCCTTGCCCCGCAGGCCACTCCCGCATCGCCTCCGGCCTCGTCCTTCGTTGCGCCGGTCCCGCCTGCCCGTGTGTCCTCGACCCGGTCGACGGGCGGCACGGCGAAGCCGAAGTGAGCACCTACGGGGTGCGCCTCCCCCTCCTGACGTGAGCGCGGGCGGCTCCGGCCGCCACGTCTCGTCCTACCTCGACAGGCCGCACATCTCCTCGCAGGACTACGGCCTGCCCATGCGCTGCCCGAAGCCCGAATGCGGCTTCGGGTGGCTCAAGCTGCCGGGGGTCAAGATGATCGCCTGCCCCAACTGCGGCAGCGTCTTGATCTCCGCCCGCCCCAAGAAGAGGCGAGTGTGAGCAAGATCCGTCAGGCCCTCGAGTATGAACACCGTCTTGGAGCGGCCGAGAACAAGGCTCTCAAGCAGGCCGTCGCCTACAACAGGAAGCTCACCGACGTTTCGATCAAGGGACAGGTCGCCGTCCGCAAAGCCTCCCTGAAGTACGAGAGGAAGATCACCGACGGCCAGTTCGGCCAGCTCGAGATCGTGGCGCAGGAGCATCGTCAGTTCCACGAGAGGGAGCACCTGCTCTACGAGAACGCCATCGACAAGGCTGCCTCGTCGCTATTCCAGTCCCTCACCCTGCTCCAGACTGACATGGAACGCTTCCGCATCGAAGCCGGGAAGTGGATGACGCGGGAGGATTCCGACCGTGAGCACGATGCTCTCGGAGAGAAGACGGAGCTGGCGATCAAGACCCTCTCCGAGAAAATCGCGGCCACCGAGAAGGTCGACATTCGGCAGTCGGGCATCGCCGAGGCGACAGAGAAGCTGACCAACGCAGCCGAGCGCAGCTCCGAGAACAGCAAGACCAACCGCAGGTGGATCATCGGCCTGACGGCCACCGTGATCTTCTCCACCATCGCCTCGGTACTGGGCCTGATCACCCTGATCATCCACCTCGCCGAGGCCACCAAGGTGGTCGTGGGCTCATGAGCCGGGTGTAGCATGAGGTCCATGAACGGAGCAGACCAACTGCGACTCACGGTCGGGACGGCCGTAGCGAAACACGTTCACGAGCACAGAAGGGGACCAGACGTGGCATTTCAGCTTCGTGACAGCCAGCAGGTATCCATCTCGGTCGAGGCGCTCGACAGCGAGGGCAACCCGGCAGCCGTGACCGTGGCCTTCGGCCCGAGCACGGACGAGACCGTGGTCGCGGTCACCGACAACGGTGACGGCACGGCCCTCGTCGTGGCCTCCCCGGGTGCGGGCGGCCTCGGCAACGCCTCCGTCCCGGTCACCGTGACCGACAAGTCGGACGGCGACGTCATCAGCTCGACCTTCGACGTCGAGGTCATCGCGGGTGACGCGGTGGCGGTCAACGTCCTCCCGGGCACGCCCGAGGACAAGCCCGTCGCCTGAACAGTGAGCCACAACAGGGCTCATAACCTGTTGAACCGCGCTATTGAGCGCGGGGAAGTGACCCGTGAACCATGCGAGGTTTGCGGGTCACTTCAAAGTGACGGGCACCACCATCTCGGGTACGACCATCCACTGGTCGTGACGTGGTTGTGCAGGACGCACCACTTCGCTGAGCACCAGCGACTGGGATTGTTCGGTGGGACGAAGGCCCGAGAAACCATCGCGGAGATGATGAAGACCCACTCCCAGAGCGCCATCGCCCGACAGCTCGGTATCAGTCGTCAGCGCGTTCACTTCA